ATACATTACATATACAAGATTATATACAACATAATTACATAATTATTGAAAATTTACAAAATTAGGCTAAAGGACTAATCACGTAGAGACTGTAAGTAAGAAGGATAAAGTCCTGTGAGCTAAAATGAGTGGCTATTAGGTAATGACTTAGAATAACGGTGATAGCGGATGAACTCCCTAAGGCTATTTGAGTACTCTCTTGTGGTCTTAGGGTTGTTGTAAAGACTATCTAGCTTGCTAAGGATTGTGTTGAAAAAGAAGTCTATAGGATGTGTATGAGAACTATCTAAGATGAGCTGTATACGCTCTGTGATGACTGGCTTGCTATTTCTAAATGTGATGTAGTAAGCATGGTCTGTGGGGAAGTTATCCTGAATGAAGTCTCTGAGAAGCTTATACCTTGTGTACTTACGAATACGAGATGTGATGAGCATTTGATAATCAGGATACTCTCTCACTACTGTGGTATTGTGATCGTAGTGTGCTAATAACCAACGCTTAAGGTATTTCTTATAGGCTTCTCTTTTCTTCTTCATTCCTTCTTCCTGTGTGAGAAGATATTCTGAATACTTATCAGGAGTGATGAACTCCTCACCTATTGCTAACCTGATGATCTTAGGGGTTAATAGATTACTCCCTGATGCAAAGGAGAAGAAGTCCACAGGTAACTTAGTGATAATTTGAAAGTCAGTTACCCTTAAGTCATTATAGCTGTTATACACTGTGGAATAGGCAAAGCTGACTACTTCCTGTGGAGAATAGTCCTCAACAAGACATCTAAGAAAGTCCATTGTGTAACCTCTACCAAGGTTGTTATAGAGTTTCATGTATTTGAAAGCATGAAGCTTCATAACGAAGATATTCCTACCTACAAGTTCATATAGTGGTTTACGGTTGTAGACTATCTCATCATACTCCACTGTGACTCCTAAGTAATGACACAGGAATAGCCTAATATTTTCCTTAAGTGTGTACTCAACTACCTTTTTATTCTCCATTTTCTTAGCTAACTGGTAAAAATGACCAGGAACTACAGAATGACAGTCAATTCCTTGGTTATTAAAGGCTAAATTACAGATTTTGCTGATTTCCATATATACCTCCTGTGTGTTTTAAACTATCCTAACACATTTTTACCATATAGTCAATATTCACAGGAAGAAATTAGCTGATTTTCTGTGAAGTGTATTTACTCATTTATTATTGGAGTTCATTTCTATTTTGTATAAGATAATTATTAATAATATTAGTTAATATCTTATACTGAATAGTTATAGACCCCTAATGGTAATCTTGATGATCCTGTGGAATAACACTGTGATTTCACTATTAGGGTCTATCCCTATATTGTATAAGATACTTACATAATACTATATACTTAAGGATATAAGTAAATATCTTATCTAATAAAGCTATGACCTCCAATACTATTTGACACATGTTCACAGGTGTGATACACTTTAGTCATGAAGATACTAAGTTTAGATTTATCATCAAAGAGTTCAGGATATGCTGTACTGAATGATGGTAAAATAATTGACTATGGAACTATCAAGAGTGATGACAAGGATTTTGTGATTAGAGGTCATTATATGGCTGAGTTTGTGAGATTATTGTTTGCTAAGTATGGTAGTTTTGATGTTGTAGTGATTGAAGAGCTGAAAGTCCTTAAGAATCAGAAAGTACTAGCAATGCTAGGTATTATTCAAGGAATGGTCATTAGAGAGTGTTTTAATTCACAGGTGGAGTTTGTTATGCCTACTGTGTGGAGAAAGCCTTATGGACTAAATGGTAAGCGAGAAGAGGCTAAACAGAAGGCTATTCAGCTATGTAAGGATAAAGGACTAGAAGTAAGTACAGATGATGAGGCTGAAGCTATTATTCTAGGGAAATATTTCTCAAAAATGGTTGACAGTAACCTATCTGTGTGATATACTAATTGTACTCTTAAACGAAGGGCAATGTAATTGTCCCTCCTGTGTGTATGATGAAGTGGCTAAACATTGTAGTCTGCAAAACTACCATTCGTGGGTTCGAATCCCACTACACACTTTGGTAATTACCCATTACCTTTCCTTTCTTAAGTGCCTTATAGTTGTCAAAGGCTATAAGGTAGTTGCGGTGGATACCGTTTGGTTGATTACTCCTTATGAGGAAAGAGGGTTTCAGCACCCTCCTCTTTAGCACAGCGTAACCACACAGGTCTTCTAAACCTGTCTCATAAAACTGTGGGAAGGACGAGTCGAGGTTCAATTCCTCCGCTGTGTATAATAATTTTTGGAGGTACTTTGTTGTGACTAAACATAGCAAATTATACTCTGAGACTATGCGAGAGCTTAGCTTGCTTGATGAAGACTCTCTCAAACTATATCAAATGCGGTGGGGACTGATTGATGTAGATGAAGTTATCGTCAACAAGGTAGGCTTTGCTGTGTATAATAACATTCCTCCTGCTACACCTGTGGCTAAGAACGCTATGCTTCAGATCATGGCTTCTTACGAGAATAGCTTTGATCGTAAAGAGTGGGCTGACCGTATTGAAGGTAAAGCTACACAAACTACTGTCAATGTTAATCATAACACTAAAGATGGTGTTGAGGAGCTTAAGAATTATACTAAAGCTAAATTGGATGAACTATTTGGAGATATGTAATGGCTTCACATAATCCACAAGAGCATCTGTTTGATAAGCATATTCAGTCTGTGACAGATCTGATTGAGAAATTTGTGACTTCTGTAGTGTATGGTGGGGATTATATTACAGCAGAAGCAGAAATTATTGATTATCTCACAGACATGTACTCAGAGTCGTTTTTAGGAGAAGTTGATTATATCTTAGATGTTCTAGGATATAATGTGACTCCTCAAAACCTTATTGAAGTCAGAAACAAGGTAGATACCACAGCTTTTGTGAGAAGTAATCGTCACAGGCTTAAGGATATTTTTCGAGATCACAGAAAGAATATTCAGAAGCTTGTTGAGGATAACAAAGACACAATGAGTAAGGAGGCTATTCTTGAGACCTATTGGAGCAATATTGATAGATTAGCTATCAGTGAAGTTCAGATGGGTATTGAGAAAGCTTCAGTGCAAAGCTCTAAGCTGTTTGAAGATGTCACAGGGGTTAAGCTCCTTAAAACATGGAACGCTATAGGGGATGATAAAACTTGTCCTATCTGTAGAGCTATGGATGGTTTAACCATTCCTGTGACTGAAAGCTTTCAGGCTGTTGCTCCTTCAGCATCTATTTCTGAAGAATTAAGCTACACAGGGGGAGATATAGTATATGCACACCCAAGATGCAGATGTTGGGTCACTTATTCAGAAGCGTAAGGTTCTATCGAACAAAGAGAAGCTAAGTCTTCTCCTAGACCAAGTAACTCCTCAGGACCAACTTAAGGATGCTGTTAAGGGTAAAATACCTAAGCACTTTAAGAGGAATACCATTAGGGAGAGACATGGTTTTGAGAAAGAGCTAGAGTATTATAAATTAGGTTTTACTACAGCACTTTCTGAGTTCAACATAGAATTGTGGTGGTCCCAAGCTGTTCAGTTTGGGGCTTTCCTTAGTGGTGACTATAAAACAGGGTACTGTGTAGCTACACCTCGTTATGGTAAGTCTTTCCTTTGTGGTATTATGTCTAATCACTTTGCCTATGAAGGTGAGAACTGCTATGCTGTAGGTTCTACACAAGAATACTCAGGGATTATCATTCAGCATGCAAGAGAAATACTTGTGAAAGCTCACCCTGATGTTAAGGCTATGCTATCCTTTGATGAAAAGGATGTCACTTCTGTGGATAAGAGACTTAAGCGTGGTTTGTCATCATTCTCTAGTGAAGGTTTCTCTTTCAGGAATGGTGGTAAGCTAGAAGGTCTATCAGCAGGTTCAAACTTTACTGACCCTTCTAAAATCCACGTTATTGGTCGTGGTGGTAACATGTTTGGAGATGAAGCTTCAGATATTTCACCTATAGCCCTTGGTCACATGGGTCGTAGAGAATTTGAGTCAGATGATGGACGAAAGCTTATCATGTACTTAATCTCAAACCCACGGTCACTCAATAGCTTCTATGACTTTATGACAAATGAAGAGCTTGCAGATGATGAGTTCATTATGTGGCTAGATGTTGTAACAGCTATGGAAGAAGGAAGTATTAAGTACACCAAGGAAGAGCTGATGAGATCACAGTTTACAATAACTGAAGACTCAATCAGAGAAAACCTTCTGTGTGAGTTTCCTACTGAGAGATCATCATTCTTTGATGCACCTCCTGATATTCTTGAGTCATTTGATATGAAGCAAGAAGGATTAGACTTCTTCCTTGGAGTCGATAGTGCCTATAAGGGTGCTGACAGTATTCAGGTGACTATATCTTCTGTTGATAAGCATAATCACTTCACCACTATTGACACTAAGGACATTAAGCCTGCTGAGTGGATAGATGGTATCACAGCTATTGAGATTGTGGATAAGATAGTGACTATAGCTAATACACTTAAGGTAAAAGCTATTGGGATTGACTCAGGTGGTGGAGCTCACATAGTACAGCCCTTAAAAATGCGAAGATTATCAGGACAGCTCAAGTGCCCTGTGTATGATATTAACTTTGGTGGTAAGCCTACTGAGATTAAGGTTATTGCCAAGGACCCTAGTGCTGAATATGCCTTTAACCGAAGAGCTGAGATGCACTTGATGTTAAGAGGTATGATGGAGGCTAAGAGAGTTTCCTTTGTACGTAAAGTTTGGGATGCTATATCAAGACAGATGTCCTTTGTGTCTGAAATTCAGAAACCTGAGGATAGAAAAGTCAAGATTAGACCTAAGGCTGAAATTAAGAAATTGCTAAGACAATCTCCTGACGAACTGGATAGTGTATTGTTATCTATCCATGTAGCAGAATTGTTTTACCTGGGAGGTTCCTAATGGTATGTGGAAAATGTCGTAAGGATGAGTGTGGTGGAGACTGTGCAATGGACCGCTACTTCAAGGGTGATTACAAAGACAGGTTAATCTATGCAAGCTCAGGCTTCAGAGGTATATCTGTCCGTGAAACACTTGAAGATATTGAGAAACTTGCTTTAGATTTACCTGATGTTGACTATATCCTAGACAATATTGTGAACTATATGTTCACTAATAACTTGACTACAGATGACTTTACAAAAGATGACACTCTTAGAAATTATCTGTATAAACATAATTTCAATGGGCAAAGAAACTATGATGTACTCAAGCAGGTTGCTAAAGGGTATAGAAAATATGGTTACTATGGTCTATTGAGAACCAAGGATGGTCTTGTAGGTATTCATCCAAAGGATATTCTAGCCTGTGTGATTGATTACCCTCAAAAACCTGTTCTGAGACAGACTTTAGCTTATTTAATCAAGAATACTAATGTTTATCAGACACCTTATGACCAAAAGACAGGTAATCCAAGAACTGCAACAGATTATTCTGAAGAAGATATTAAGTTAATCCTTAAGGACCCTAAGAAGTATGAAAAAGATGTAATGGTTGTCACAAGTGATGAGTTCGCTTGTGTAAGACTAGATACTTCACAAACTTTCTGTATGAGTCCACTTCTACGTGATAGAAAACGTGTTGAGCTTATTCTTAACATTCTAAACCGTATGAACTATGATATTTCTCGTAATGGTATTGGTACTATTGCACTTCAGGCTAAAGATACCCTGGAAGAGCAAGTACAAGAGAGTGTTGAGCAAGGAACTGCTTTTGAGAGTGGAGAATTGCTTGATCTAGGTCGTACAGCCAAAGAAGAACGTAATCAGAAGATTATTGAGGATATTGAGAAGTTTGCTGAAAAGCTTTCTGAGACTGAGTTCAATGATGCTATTGTGTACACAGGGAACTTCCAAAACTTAGAACAGCTTGAGCGTGATACTAAGGCTACAGACTTCCTTGACTATCTATCCATGTATGTTCCTGCTATTATCTGTCGTATGTTTGGGGTTCCTCCTAGACTATTTGACTCAGATAAAACAGTATCTAATATTGGTACTCACAGTATCATTGATAATGCTATGAAGAACACAATTATCCCTATGAGAGATCACTTCCTTGGTCAGATTGTGCATCTTCTTCAGAAGGCTACTGGATTAAAAGAGCATATCAAGTTTGATAGCTATGAGTTCGCAAGTAGTTACAACTACAACAATGATATCTACATTCTTGATGTATATGACAGATTGAAGGATATCGACAATGATATGGCTGAAGCCTATCTAGCTAAAAACTTAATTGTGTAAGGAGAAAACATGTCAGAAAAGATTTTAAGCATTGAAGAGCTTGCAAAAATGCAGGATAGCTTTATTGAAGCTACACAAACTGACACACCTGTAGCTGTCCAAACACCAACTAGTTCAGTTGTGAATGGTGAGCCTACAAAGATTGGGTCTACAGAACCTAAAGATTATACTTTAGTATTCTACCTTCCAATTCCAAAAGAAGGAGCTCCTGCTGGTGCTGAAATTGTAATGGATGGTAAAGCATATAAGCAAGTAGTTCATGCTGAGGAAAAATTTGTTTCTCCTCGTATTGCACGTAAGGTTAGACACTATGCTTCTACACTTGCCTTGGCTTTCACTGATCTTAAAGAAGATGGTTCTTCTGAGATCTACACAGTGGAAGACTTAATAAAAGTGTATGAAGTATTTGATGATAATGTTATTGACGCTTGTGAAAAACTTCTTGGATCAGTTTTAGGAGTAAGTGACTCTCTTATCCAGTACATTACAGATCAGTCATTGATTGATAACTGTTCTAAGATTTTGGAGAATAATCCTTCATTTTTTCAAGCTGATTAGTTACCTGGTGAGATATCAGTGGGCTTACATTCAAGGTTTAGTAAAACCTAGAGATGAGTTCACTGGTCTTGCCTATGAAGAGATGGTCCCTGTGTCTCTAGATGAGATAACTGAGCAGGTACTAGCTGTTTGTAAAGAATACAATATTAGTTATGAACATGCTATGGATAAGATGTACTATCCTGATATAACTGTTATGTATGCTAAGATGGCTAATGAAAATGCTTTCAAAACATATAATGACTGGTTAAACTTGGATGAGACTTCCCAAGGCAAGTTTGTGACTGATTATGGAACTCCTAAGCCTTATGTGTATGAGATACTTACACCTGATAAACAAAAAGAAGGGCTTGAAAAACAGGAGAAATCTAGAAATACATTGAAAGATATGTACCGTCATGGAGGACGAATTAATGACTGAAGTTATCAGTGATGTTTTAGGGTTTTTAGATACCAAACGAAAAGAAATTTTGCCTGAGTATGTACGTAATGGTAAACCTGTATATACATTGAGAAAATATGCAGACTTGACTGACCTTGATGCAGAAGTGTTAATCAATGGTGGTCATGAGAACGTAGCACAGAAGATTCCTACTATTGGTGCTACAGGAAACATGCTACGCACACCACGTACATCATACGCTGTGAATGTTGAAGTTGCTTTTGATAACCGAGTTAAAGTTGCTGACCAAAAGGTTGGACAAAAGACTGAAAAGGTTTACACCTTTGTGGTTGACCAAAGAGCACTTATGGAGCAGAAATCAGGTCATTTATATGCTAACTATATTGTTGGTTTTGTTGTAGGTAAAGGCAAAGATGATAAGCCTGAAGTTCGAGGCACTGTGCACATTAAGGAAGATGACTTCCTCAATAACTTTGATACAACTTTTGATCCCTTCAGAATGGAAGAGATTATGGAGTTAATTAACAGATATCGCTTAGAACATGGTACAGCTAAAGTACTTGATGAAATTGAGTTCTAATTAACATGGAGGTAATTTGACATTACCTCCTTTTATGTTATATTATGAATATAATTATGCAGGAAGGAGCACTTTGATGGCTAACACAATTAAAGTTCCAAAAATGAAGCTTAAGATTGTAGTTGCAGGTGAAACTAAAGAATTTAAATCACCTTTAGCAGAAACAATCTTGGCTCAAGTTCGTAAAGTTGTGGTTGGACACGAACAAATTCAATACTATGATGTTGAAGACAAGAAGTTCAAATCATTCACATATTGCTGTGGCGATAAGTATGAGTTCAACTACGAATTGGAAGAAGTTAAGCTCAAGGAAACTGAGTTTGATTGTTATGGCTTCCCTATCACATACGCAGGAGATAAATAATGACAGAAACAAAAAATGTAGGTCAAACTTACAAAGAGTTTCTGCGTGAAGTCCGTGCGAAACAGTTTGGTTATGAGCTTGATGAGGTATCTAGCATTACTGAAGGTACCACAGTTAAAGCAGTAACTCCTAAAGGAAAAAATAAGAAGGTGGAAAAGAGTGAGTAAATTTAGAGTGTCTAGGTTTTTAAAACGTGACCTAGTAGTTAGAGTCAACTTTTTAAATGACAAGGGCATCATCCAAAACTCACGTAAACTTTTTGAATTTTATCCTAATAGCTCTCAGGAGAATGAAGGTTGGTATGAAACTGATGATGAAGTTCTTTTGCAGAGCCTAGAAGAAGTAACTGAACAGCTACCTTTCTCTACCGAAACAGAAGCAGGATTAAAACAGGATGGTGTACCTTATGAGTATGCCTACTGTGCTTCCTGTGGAGGTAAGAAAGTACGTAAGTTGAAGTACAAGATGTTTGAGGTGGTTAGGGATGCCAATTAAGTCACAGATTGCTAAGAGGATCATTGATGAAATCAATGTGTACCTTGAACAAAAGGACTCATTGGACTCTATTATGAACCTCTCAAAGACTGGAAAAGAGTCTGAGAAGTTATCTGTTGATAGGCTTGATAACCCTAATGGTTATATGACATTACTCTCTGAAGGTTCTGTCCTTTACCCTGATGGTACAATTAGATTGTATATCTGTAAAGGGACTCTCAAAGATTGGTATGATAATTTAGCTGATGATTTTGAAGGCTATGTTAGTACTGGTCACAGGGACTTAAATGCTTACCCTGTGAGAGAGGGATACTTCAGAAAGTCTGACCTCAAGCTTGTGGTTGATGAACATGGTAGACATGATCTACTTGTAAAACCTCATGTAAATTTAGAACTAAGCAACATTAAGGACTTACTACTTCAAGATGAGCCTTTTGCTATTTCATCTGAGTTTATGTGGTACCACAAGGAGATTGGGGAAGAAGACTTAGAAGAGTTTACTAAGCTTGCTGAGTATAACCTTGAACATGGTGGGTCTATTGATGTACCTATCACAGATAGAGTAGAAATATCAGGCTTCTCCTTTGTGGGAAACCCTGGTAACGCAAAGAGTGGAGGATATGAGCCTTCACTACTAGTAAGAAATGAGGAAGAACACTTGAAGAATAAAGAAATTCTTGACAAAGTTCTCGCTCACCTTAGTGCACAAGTTGAAGAAGAAGTTAAGGAAGCTACTGAGCTTGAAGTTGCTGAAGTAGTTGAAGCTCCTGAAACAGAAGAAACAGCTGAAGCACCTGAAGTAGAGGAAGTTAAAGAAGAAGCTGAAGCTACTGAAGAAAAGGTTGAAGCAGAAGAACCTAAATCTGAGGAAGGTGAAGCTCTTGCTAAAGCTATTGAGGCTATTGAGACTCTTAAAGCTGAAGTAGAAGCACTTAAATCAGAAAAAGCACAATTACAAGCTGAGCTTGAAACTAAGAAAGAAAATGAAGATGCTGTTGAAGGACAGTTGAGCAAACTTGCTAAACTTTTAGAGACTGTGAACCCTACTGTCGAGAAAGCATCTAAAGAAGAACCGAAAGAAGTTGCTAATCGCTTCGGACGTGTTCGTTTTGGAGGACAATAATGACTAAAACTAACTTTGATATTTTGTTAGGTGAAGCTATTGACAACTTGTATGAGCGTACAAAAGCTAAACTAGGAAATGTTGAAAACTTCACTAATGAAGATGGTAAAATTCCTTTTGGTATCTCACGTGACTGGTCAAAAGCACAGCCTTCACTTCGTGAAGTTGGCATGGATGATGAGTTGGTAAATGATATCCTTAAACGTTTTGAACAATCATCTTTCGGTGCACTTCGTCAAGCTAAAAATGGCGACTGGATCATGGAAGGTATCACTTGGGGAACTAAAGCTCCTGATTTTGCTAATGATACTTCTGATGCCTGCTGTTTCACTGAAAAATTCACTATGCAAGCTACAGGTGATGCTACACCAGTACGTTACCTCTGTTTCAAGGACTGTGAAACTCGTCTTGACCGTTTGATGAAAGACAAGATGCACTTCAAACAAGGAGATCTTCTTAACATCTTCCAACGTTTGGGTATGTCTTATGAAGAAGCTGAACAATTCATGGCATGGTATACTTTTGCCTTTATCGTTCAACGTCATATCGTTCAAGGTATGTTGAACTTCCAAGGTCAAGGTCTTCGTCCATTCGCAGGTGTGGCTGAAATGATGTCTCACCCAGGGGTTACTCCTATTGATGCTTCAGGTTCAGTTATTGGTGCTTTCCGTCAAGTTGCTTGCTACCTTGATGTATTGAATAACCAATCAGCACGGTATAAAATCTATGTTCATCCATTGACTCTTCGTGGAATCAAAGCTGAAATCATCCCAGGTAAAGACGGTAAGCTTCCACAAGGTTGGTCAGTAAATGGTGAAAGAATCTCATTCAGAGGTATTCCTTTTGGAACTTCTTACCACTTGCCATATGACTTAGAAGAAACTATGACTGGTGAAGCTTATGTTATTGACTTGTCTAGAGTAGAAGCATTGACACAATACGACTTGTTCGTACCTCAATCATCTATCTACACTCAACGTACAGAAGATACATCTAAACCAGGATGTGAAGTGATCTGTGACAAGTACGAAAACTTTGGTTTGGTACATACTAACTCACCAATCTCTCACCTTCTTGTAGCTAATATCCCACTTGAACAAACTTGTCCTGCTGTGGTATTTGAACGCATCCAAGGTCTTCTTACAGGTCTTAATCCATTCCCTATGGCAACTATTCCTGCTAAATAAGGAGACAGTAAATGCAACCTGAATTGGAATTAATTAAAATCACCAATAAACTTCAAGAGAAGTGTGGTTGCTTTGACTGTGATGATGGAGCAACAATGCAGGGGTACATGGAGAGCTTTCTTCGTGTACTCGCTCGCTTGTTCTGTTGGACTGATGGTGAGTGTGCTACTATTCTGAAGAGTAGAAGACATGAAGTTATACCTATCACTGAGTTTGAACTATGTGGCTGTGATGCAATGGTTGAGATTAAGCCTTATTACTATAAGGGGTTCGATCCTAATTCACTCAAGGTCTACTTACAGAAACGTAAAGGCTTGGAGAGAGAAGAATATGAACTTGATACTACAAAGTATAACTGGTCCTTTGTGGATGGAACATTACTGATTAATGTCACAGATGAACTCAGCCCTTGCTGTAGGTGTTGTGACCCTTGCTCTTGTGAGGCTCAGTATAAAATCATCTTGGATTATGATGCAGGATACACCTCTGAAAGTCTACCTGACTGTATCTATGAGGCTATGTGTCACTTCATGAATATCTTCATTGCTTATCAGAATAAATGTGGCTCACTTGATGAGTGTGCTAACATGGATAGATTGGCTGTAGGAGCTGTGCTTAAGCAGAAATCAGTAGACTATATCGTAAGAGAATGGACTATTGATAATGGAAGCATTGACAGGTTCTATGTTAAGCTAATTAATAAATGGACTTTAGCCACTCTTAGCTCACTATCACTGTGTAAGAAAGTTTACACAGAAGGGATGCACTTAGCTATTGGGAGAAGAAAAGAATGTTAGTAAAATACAAAGGAGAGTACGCAAGAGAGTCACGCTCTTACGGATGCTCTAAGTGTGGTACTGGACGCTCCATTAGTGGTGTAGAAACATACCGTACTGTGTATAGAACTTACTATGGAGGAAGGTTATATATCTTTGAACAAGGTAAGACCTATCCTGTAGATGAAATTCTAGGTAAGTACCTTACAAACTTAAAATACACAGATAAGCAAGGTAACATTCGAAACACTTTTGAAGAAGTTCCTGATACTACAGAAGCTACTTTTGTTAGGGATATTGAGAATACTGAGTTTAAGATTGCGGAGGAGGCTCCAAAGCCTGAGGAACCTAAGCCTGAAACTCCTGCTGAGAACCCAGGTCTCACTATTACACCTGAGCCTGAAGAACTGTAATATTAGGGGGTATCATGGGTCTACCACAGAATAATAAAGAAATTATTTTATTGAGACAAGGTACAGCTACTCCCACTTATGATGAGAATAGTAGACAAGTCTTTAAATGCCTGTGGGAAGAAGTTGAGCACATCAAGTGTGTTGACCACATGCCTACCTCTAGAGGAGCTGAAAGTGATGCCACTACAATTCATGGACTTGAAGGCTCTAGGCAATTAGAAACATTCTACTTTTCACTTCATAATCAATCTCACTCTTGTGATTATGATTTTAAGCATGGTTACTACATTATGCAAAGGATATCCACTAAATGTAACTATTGGGACTGTCCTGAAGATGCAGGATATCTATTTTGGAAAGTAGTTGCTTATAGAAGTTATGAGATACTACCTGGATGTTGGGATATTAAGCTCACTGGTGAGCGATTAGTCCCTAGAGAAAGTGAGCAGATGCTCCTAGAGTGTGCACCTTTTGTTAAGCAATTACAGGGGGTGATTACAGTTGACCACGATTGATATACATAATTTTAAGGGTACTGAGCTAGTTGAAGAATTCACTGATTTTGTTATGACTGGTACATTAGAAGCTAAGGCTATAGCATCTAAGGATACTGGTTTAATGGTAAAATCGGTTAAGATTAGGAAAGTACCTGATGGGTTTGAAGTATACAGTGATAGGGCAGACTTTCCTCCAACTTCTAGAGGTAAGGTCAGATACTATACTAAGGTATATGTTGAGAGAGGTTATCCTCCTAAGTGGGGACCATTCGATTTTATCTATGATGGTTTCATGAACATTGGAGAAGGAGAGCTTGTCAAAGGTGGAATAGGAACATATTCTGCTAGAAGACCTTCAGGAAGAAGAGGATCAGGTTCATCTAATCTATCAGGCAGTGATAGAGCTTCTGTGACAGCTTATTTACAGAAAGCAGGTACTAAACTTTCGATTAAAGTACCTAAGAGGTTAGCGAAATGATTAGTTCCCTGTATATAAACATTAAGAAGTGGCTTCAAATGTATGGAGCAGATGTCCTAGATTACTTTATTCAGCCTGACCATCCTGAAGAGAGAGACCCACATAAAAGATATAATAACTTTGATGAACAGTTTAATAAACATGTAGGAACTTCAGAACACTTCCAACTTAACCAAGGGGCTGAGTTCCCTTTCCTAGCTATTGATATAGCCTGTGATAATAGTTCTAAGTGTTTCCCAAGGTTCTACATAAATTTCTCCGTGTACTATTCTTCTGTCAGTCCTCCTACTGGAAGGGTCTGTATAGAGAACACCCCTGAGGGAAAATTAGAGTACAGAGAAGAAGTTCATTGTCAAATTAAAAACATGCTAATACACCAAGTTAGTACACCTCAGGGGATACAGAGAAAGACTTTCGCTCAAGATGTAGCCTCATTAGATAATTGGTACTTGCCTATCAAGGTTAAGATCCAAGAAATAGGATGTCCTGAGGACTTCTCTAATGAGCTTGTGGATGAGGTTGAAATGTTTTCCTTCCCTGTAACCTTATCAATTTATACATGTTAGAAGGAGAAAAACATGACTGTGGAAAAACCACTTAACATTGATGCGTTCTTCATGTCTCGTAATGAGATTGCTAACCGTCATGGAAGCAAACTTGAGCTTCAAGCAATGGCTAGAGTTCGTGAGCACATGGTAGAAGAAGCTAGTAAACCAAAACCTTCAGTGCAAGCTGAGAACAAGAAAAAGGAGAAATAAATGTCTAACTGTTTTGTAGATATGAGTCATCCTATGTATGGCTACAACACTCAAGATAGAGACAATAAGATTATTGTAGCTATCAATGAGGAAATTCGTCCTTGTGTTCGGTGGAAAGCTAACAAGCAAGTACAAATTCCTAAAGGTACTTTAGTACAGTATGTTCGTAAGGATGTTCCTGAAGATCAACTTAACTGTACACCTCTTAAATGCTTTAACACAGGAACACTTTATGTTAAATCTGCTGAAAAAGCTATCAAAGTAAACTATCAAGTACGTTCTGATGCTGATGACTTTGCTTTAGGATTTAACATGGTCTATGTGAATGTACCAAAAGAAGGTCAATATCAGTTGAAAGTTACTGTTTCAGACTTCCCTGACTTGCCTCAAGCTGATGCTTATGTGTACACTTATGACTTTGAAACTCATGCACCAGGATACGTTCTACGTACTATTGACTTAGCTGATACAAAAGCTATGACTCAAATTGGTAACGGATGGAAACCTTCTGACCACGGTGTAGTTATTTCTTATGAAGTAATCTACAAAGGTACAGATGACTTTGATGGTCAAATTGGTCTTTCATCTCCAATGATTGTCAATGACCGTTCTGAGTTGCGTAAGTTCTCAAACGTATTGCTTTCATGTTTGACTTCATTCACTCACAACATCTCAGTACCTACTACAGATGCTAGATGCTTTGGTCGTCAGTATGATAAGTCACAAATTGAAATCACTAAAGAAATCACAGCTACTACTACTTCATGTAACGACTACTGGTTGAACCCACTTCAATCCATGTCTAAGAAAATGACCAGTGGTATCCCTGTGACAGACAGCTTCGTGGTTGAGCGTGTTGAAGTTGATGGTAAAGAGTACGGATCATTGGTTATCCCTGACTTGTACTATGAAGATTGTAATACAATCATTATCTCTTCTGATAGATGTGACTGTACTTACCTATCTTCTATGCCAATTTCAGCAGGTGTCAACCTTGAAGATGATGAGTTCATTGCTTTGACTCAAACTCACCACGGATTAGATAGAGGTACAGTTCTTGTGAACCCTATGTACATTGGTGAGAAATTGCTAGTTACCTACAATGGTGAGCGTGATGTTGAGCTTATTGTGGCAAACGACAAACGACTTCGTAACACTCACTTCCGTGTAACTCAAGTAGTTGAAAACACTAGAGGTATCAAAGAATACTACGTATTCAACAATGTACTTATCACTGAAAACTCCCGTGAGTTTGGTACAGAAGGAGAAATCACTCTATCACTTACCTTCACTGTGAGTCGAGATGAAAATGGTAACTTCTACGAAATCCGTAGAAATATTGAAGATGTAGCATAGGAGAACTTCTAGATGTCAGTACGTACAATTGGTGTTAAGATTGATGGTCTCAATGATATTGAGACTGCATCTAAACTATTACTTAACATGAAGAAGACTGTGCTTGACATTGAAAAGCTTATAAACAAGATGGGCAAGTCTAATAGCTTGCCCTTTATTGATATTAAGTTCAGGTTAAACACAGACGAAATTGAGAAACAAATTAAGTCAATCAATGGACTTGCAGACAAAGTTAAGGGTTCAGGTAAGTCTCCTGTAGATGATAAAGCATTAAGACGGACCTCTATTGAGGTTCACAATGTAGCTGAATCCTATAAGAACCTTAGGGATTCTGTGAACACTGTGGATCAAGCAGTCACTAAGCTAACCTCTAATATGCTTAAGTTAGGTGCTGTGAACCCTGGTAAGGCTATGTTAGGTAGCTTCAAGGCTATATCTTCTGAAGTACTAGGCATCCAGCGTTCTCTAGCTTCTATGGTAGGTGGAGGTCTTAAGAGTAGTCTTACAGGCATTATGTCAGGGGTAAGAACTTCTTTCAGTGCAGGGTTAAGAGAACTCAATGAAGAGGCTAATAACCTTGGTGATGCTATGCAGATCTACCGTATCAACATGCAAGCTCTAGGTAAGAATGAAAAAGAAATCAACTTATCTATGAAGCGTTTGGGTGATTATGGTAAAGCATCTGTGTTTGATGCCACTGACCTTCTTGAACAAGCTTCTACATTCACAGCCTACAATAGATCTGATGCTGAAGATATTACTAAGGCTTTCGCAGGACTTACAGCACAAACTAAGAACCCTGTACAGGGTATGAAGACTATCACTACACAGATGGCTCAAATGATGGCGGCAGGTGTGCTCAATCAGCAAGACTTCCGTTTCATTCGTGAGCGTTTCTCTGCTCTTGGTGCTTCTGAAGTTAATAAGAGACTTACAGAATTGGCTAAGTCTAAGGGTGAAGACTCAGTTATTGATGCTACAAGAAAGAGACTTATCTCTTCTGATGAGTTCCTTGATGTAATCAAACAAGTAGGTGGAGATCCAAGGTTCCAAGAACTTGTAACTTCTATCATTACACCTAGACAGGCTATTGCCAACTTGAAGGAAACTCTATCTAACCTTCTTGTGTTTGATAAGGTTGATGAAGAAGGTAATGTAACTCCTGGTGCACTTAATAAGGTTTATGTGGCTACTAGAGAGTTTATCAAAGGTATCACTGATGTTGTAAGTAGTGCTAAATTTGAAGAGTATGTCCGTAAGTTTGGTGATGCTCTTGGAGGATTGATTACTAAATTCTCTCAAGTAGGTAGAGTTATTGGTATGACTCAAGGCTCAGCCTTGCTACGTTCTATGGAGACCTTTGGTCAAGAGTTGTCTAAAGGCTTCAGTGGTAAGGGATTCATCAATAACATTAGAGAGTTATCCAAGTCTATTGAAGACTTCTTCAGCACTACAGGATCTTCTATTGGTAAGTTCTTAGGTGAAGCAGGTAATGAGTACCTTAAATTCCTTCGATCAATGGTTGATATTGGTAAGGAGGGTATCAATAAAGGTTTCCTTGATGGTATCACTGAAGTCATTAAGATGTATAGAAACCTTGCTGACCTTGCTGTGTCTTCAGGAGCTATCAGAGTGCTCTCAGAAAGCTTCTCACGGTTCTTTAAGGTAGTTAATGATGTAATTACCACAGGAGCTAATAAAGACGCTCTGAAGTCCACTGTGAGCTCTCTAGGAGACTTCATTAAACAGCTCTTTGATTCTATTCAGTTCATTGGTACTAAGACAAGTTTAATTCCTACAGCTCTTGGAGTTGTTAAGAGTCTCTTGAACTTCTTCACTGAAGTTATTAACAAGACACAAAAAGGATTAAACCTTGATTCAGTGAACTTAGGGCTTAAGAAGATCGGTAAAGTAATTGATAATCTCTTGAAAGGCTTAGCTCCTATTGTGGCTGAGTTAGGTTCAGGATTAATCAATGCAATGACCTCTAATGCAGGTGTAGCCTTCTTTAAAGCACTAGGTGACTTTGTTAAAGCAGTAGTTACAGGTATTAGAAACTTCTTTGCTCAAATGGGTAATGGTAATGTTGAAGCAGGGATGAAGAGAATTATAACATTCTTCACAAACCTTGTTAATCTTGCTACCACAGTTGTGAATATCATTGGAGCTAATGCTAGACTATTTGTTGGTGCCTTGATCTTTGGTAAGATCTCCTCATGGATAACTAAACTTGTAGCCTTTGTTGGTACAGTTACTAAAAGTCTATCTCAGATTTTAGGAATGACTTCACCAGCAGGGTTCAATACAGCTTCAAGATCATTACTTGCTAGAAAAGCTTCAGCTATAAGCTCTACTTATGGTACCACAGGATCTACCTATGGTGCTCCTGCTATGGTTATGGCAGGTTCTCCTCAAGTTGGTTTGTTAAGAGGTGCTTACAATAGCTATAAATCAGCTAGACTTGACTCAGGAAGTAGACTACAAGGACTTAAAGCAGGATTCTCTTCACTTAAATCAGGCATGAACTCCAAGGTACTTAAAGGTATTGGTAAAGGAGCCTTGTTTGTAGGAGGTCTTGTAGGTGATATGGTTATTGATGGTGTGAATGGCATGGTCCAAGACTCAGGAGCCAACACTATTGTCAAGAAAGGTGCTCAGATTGTGTCTACCACAGCTAAGGGAGCCTTGTATGGAGCAGGTATTGGATCACTGTTTGGTCCAGTAGGTACTACTATTGGTGCAGGACTAGGTTCACTGATAGGGGGAGTCTATGGATTCTTCACTAAGACTGAACAAGAGCAACGTGCTGAACAAGAGAAGGAGCTGAAGAAACAGATTGCTGAGGAAGAGAAGAAGGCTAAAGAAGAACAGCTTAAGGCTAAGGTTGAAGCTCTTAAACAAGAAGGGCAAGCCTATACTGAACTCCTCAGAGGCTTCTATAGATCTGTAAGTGATAATGGAGAGTCTAACTTAGCTAACTCCCTTTCTACTGTGACAGGTCTTGCTAGTCAACTAGGAACTAATGCTAAAAATGCTAAGTCTTCTATTGGTCTAGCTAATATCAACCCTGACTTTGGTAGATTAGCTGACTATAATGTTGATATCAATGGTGAGACTAAAACTTGGAAAGATTGGAGAGAATACCTTGGTGTGACTGATGAAGAACTCCTTGCTTCACTTCAGTTACTCTATGGTTCTATGGGTCAGAAGATGTTTGAGCTTAAGAGCTCTATTGATGGCACTTCTGTGACTATCCAAACATTTAGTCAGGGAGAGTCTAATAGACAGAACATAAACACTGAAAGGTTCAAAAATGCTGTTAAAGATATCTGGGGAGGCTTAGACCAAACTAAGGAATATCTGTTTAAGGACTTAAGCACTTATTCTGAAAGCCTTAAATCAGCACTTGATGGATCTAAGTTCTCTTCTAAGGATGACCAAAAAGAAGCCTTGATTCAAGCTCTTAAACAAGTAGGTATTTCTGAAGAATTTCTTCGTGAACAATCAAGAGGAAACTTGATTGACTATGCTACTAAGCTTCAAAAATCAGCTCAAGACTTGAGTAAGAGTTCACAGGAAGCCAATGCTGATGCAGTTGGTAGAATTACCAACAATCTAAAAGATTTACCTACAAAGCTTAGAGACAGCTTAGTAAACTTTACCAAGAATGTTCCCCTTAGTATAGCAGAGCAGATAGATCAACTTTCTTATCAATATAAATCTATCAAGAAGGATAGCAATTCCATTTCTAATTCAGGCATAGCTACCAAACTAAAGGCGATTGATGATGAGGTCCTTAAATTTGCTGAGAGTGGGGCTAGTGTTGTACTTGAGGATATTAGAAAAGGTTCTGAAAGCAAAGGTGATAAAAAAGCACACATATCAAGATTGATACAGATGAATGAGAAAATTGATAAGGATGTTGCTGACGCTCTTGCTGACCGTATGGTGGAAAAAGGGGAAACCCTTAAAGAAGCTGTGACAAGCTTAGAGAAAGGGGGAATTTCTCCTGAAAAACTTGAAGCATTAAAGACAAGTGTTACAGGATACTTCAATGCTATAGGTAAAATGGTTTCAGATGGTGATCTCACGATTGAGCAAGCTAGTACCCTACTCTATGGTGTGAATATCAACAGTATTGACACTACTAAACTTGATGCAAGTGGTCAAAAACTTCTTTCTGAAGTTAAGGCTAAGGTAGATACTACTGATGGTAAGATTGGTGAGATGAAATCTAAAGTAGAGAAGAATAGCCCTAAAGATGTTGATACTTCTAGTATTGATGAAAAGGGTAGAGGTCTCAAAGGTGCCCTTGAGGATGCAGGAAACGCTGTGACAAGTTTTCTTAGTAAGGCTTGGGATAAGGTAAGTTCTGTTGCTGGTGATCTTTGGAATGGTGCATCTAAGTTTGTAGGAGGTGTAGGTAAACGTGTAGGTAACTTCTTAAGTAATCCTTTTGGAATATTTGGTAGAAAGGCTACAGGAGGTCTTATCAAGTACTATTCAGGAGGAAGTTATGGTGGTGTAGATATTGTTTCACGTGGAACAGATACAGTACCTACTATGTTGACTCCTGGTGAGTATGTCCTACGTAAGAAAGCTGTTGATAGTCTAGGAACTAATTTCTTAGATAATCTCAACAAGTATGGCGCTAGTGCTTTGCAAAAGGGCACAGGTCAGACTATAATTAATAATGTATATAACAATAATAATGCTCAGATTAGTCAAAATATTGACAATAAGTCTCAGTATTTGAATGGTATGTACGGAATTGACAAGTTAATGAGGTATGTTTAATGTTTAGATGTGATGAAAACTTCTCAAAACCTAAACGATACATCCAATATAATGACCTTGTGTTCCTTGGTAGAAAGTCTATTGATGAACAGTCCGAGAGTATTAGTCTGAGAGAGAGTAAAACCTCTCGGACTTTTACTCATGGTTCTTATGTTGGTAATCAAAGTGAGAAGTCATTGATAGATGATAACTCTATTTCACTGAAAGTTGCCCTTAGAACACAAGACTGGTCTGAGGAACATGTTCAGGCTCACTATGACTTCATCATTGAACAACTAACTACACCAGGTAAGCTGTGGGCTATTCAAACAGGTCTACAGCTTGTGTGGTGTAATGCTTATGTTACTAGTATTCAGTCAGCTAAGGAGTGGGTAATCACAGATGATGACTACCTAGTATTCAAAGTTGAGCTTGATAACCCTGATGGTGTTTGGTATAAAGCTGATGAGGCTAAGACCTATCTTGAACCCTATGATAACTGTGACTTCATTGATATGAAGGCTAGTTGCTTAGGTAAGTCAAGAGCTTGCTGTAATACTCTACCTAACTGTGATAATCACTGTGAATGTTGTGAGACAGATTGTGGTGAGATGGATGGTATGATAGACTTGTGTACTGCTCAGACTAATGTTCAGTTCATGAATGACTTCTATGAAGAGTGTAATTCTAAGTGGAGAATAGTATACAACTGTTCTAGATGTAAGCAAGATGGAAAACAGCTTAAGGATCTCTATAAACATGCTATCTGTGATACTTGTGTAAATGAGGTTATGACAGGTGAGTTCTTATCTACTACTGTTCTAGATAGTCACAGATGGAGTTTTGCTCTTGAAGGAGACTTTAAGGATCCTATTGTCAGAATAAATGAGAGAGACTTCAAGATTTTAGGGACTTACAGTGGTGTACTCACAGCAGACTATAAGGGTAGAGTTAAGCATGCTAGATCTTGGGAGTGTCTAGAGTTCAGCTACAATGAGGTACCTCTAGATGCTTTAAGACTGTGTGCTGAGATGCCCTATGTTAAGAAAGGCTTAAATACTGTTTCTGTAAGTGGTGTTACAAGTGAAAGTGCTTGTATCTACTTGGATTATGAGAGTGTAACTATATGATTGGATATATTTTAAATAGCAAGGGTTCAGGCAAAGAGTCTACCCTTATTTCTAAGGAAGACTTCTTAGGTGAAATTTCAGTTGAGTTCTCTATGATGGAGGTTCCTGCAATTCAATTAACCCTTCCTATTAGATATTCTAAGCTAATTAGTGGAAACACACACATTGTACTTCAAACGGATGACTGGAAGTATGAGGGTTATGTAGGAGACAAGTCTAATGACTTCAATAATATGACTGTGACTGTGAAGACTTCTCATGTGATAGGTAGGTTGGGTAAAAGAACCCTCCCTACCAATGTAACTGTTAAGGCACGTTCTGTAGTATCCGCTGTGGAACAAGCTTTGGGTTACTGGTCTAATGAAGCTCACAAGGATGACTTACTTAATGACTTTAAAATTAAGTATTTAGATGACTATGCTGAGAAGAACTTAATTGAATATGAGTTCTCTAATGAGACATTCCTTGAATTTCTTACTAAAGTATGTGAGAAGACTACATCTCTATATTGGAGAGTTAATCGCTATGATCCTTACCTGATTGAGTTTGGTATCTTTGGGATTAAGAAGGATGTTCTAATCAATGAGTATAATCATTTAGTATCATTAGATAATGTAGAAGAAAACTATGAGGATACGATCAATATTGCTGTAGCAATGTCAGATAAGTCAGACTCAGGAGCAAGTTCACTGACACTAAGAGACATCTTCCACAATCCTAGATTTATGCTAGAAGGCTTCCCTGTAATTAAGACAGGTAACAAGGTAAACTCACAAAGATCTTATGACTATCCACAGCTTCCTGTGTTTGCCCCTGAAATTATTGGTGATGAGTTTGCTGTTATGGATACTGAAGGTATTGCATTAGAAGCAGGAGAGCTTTATTGGGGTACTGTTACTGATAATGATACACAGTCCATTGCTGAGGATAACAAAGAGATCACAGATTCAGACAGGCTAAAGGCAACTGAACAGCTTTATCGTACTGCTATTAGACGGTTGAAGAACTCTAGAAGAAAGGTCATCTACTCTATGACAGTAGAGCCAATCACTGAGAAGAAGGTTCAGCCAGGAGATAGAGTTATGTTTGTTCTCAATGCAGGTGTGTGGGAATTGACAGCTTGTACTAAGTACTATGAGAAAATCCTTAAAGAGAGTTCATGGTTCTTCTTGACAAAACTCACAGATATCTATAGAGATGGGACTCACTTACAGAAGATAGAGCTTTCTAAGTACCTCTATAGTGATAGAGATATTGTAGTAAACCAATAGGAGGTAACATGGCTAACCAGTTAAACAAACTAATAAATACTGTTGGTAGAACTAAAGCTAGAGTTATCCAACAATCAAAACAGCGTAGAGGTGGGGTTACTGACCTTTATGCTCTTGATTATGTAGACTCTTTATCTACAGCCTCTTCATGTGCTCCTTACTCAGATGATAGTATTGAAGGCTCAGAGAGTGATGATATTGAAACAAGAGTAAAGACCTTTGCTAGAGCTATTAAGAAAGAAATTCCTGAGGCTAAAGCACAAGGTGTATCTGCTATTATTGGTTACTTTGTGAGAGAGTCCAATGTAACAGCTAGAAGATATGAGGCTGACTATGCTACAGGTAAACAGTATGATAAAGTAGCACAAGAGCCTACAGCAGAAAACCTTATGGGATCATGGCAAGCCTTTGCTTCCTTGTATAAAGACCCACTAAATGAACCTGGGTATAATGTAGGAGGTAAACACTGGATTGGTCTTGGATTAGGTCAGTGGACAGGTCCAAGGTCTAAAGCATTATATGAGTTTGCTAGAGCAAGAAACAGTAGCATCTTTACCTTTAACACACAAGTAGCCTTTATGATGAGTGAAGAGACACTTAAGAATGTGGTAAAAGAAGTTGCTTCCAGTGATGGAGATATTGCACAGCTTACTACTCGTTTCCTTGCTGACTGGGGTGGTGTTCCAGGTAATGCCCTCCAAGAGCGTATTGATGGAGCTAACAAGTACTTTGAAGTGGTTAAAAAGGCTCTTGAGAGTAAGGATGAATCACCTAAGGAAAAGAATGAGTCTCCAAGTGATACTGTTGTGATTGATAGGACTAAAGGATCTGCACAATTCAGAGTCCTTGTGCCTAGTGACTTAGATAGGTTTCAAAGATGGTTCTTAAAGTTCATCATTAAGATGGATGTATCACAGTGTGATGGTAAGAAAGTGACTCCTCTCTCAGATGTCCACTTAGTAGTAAGTGCTAAAAATGAGGCTACTGGTGAACAGTCTGAGATTGAGCTTACTGAGATCTTTAGAAGACAGTGGGGATGTAACTGGATTGGTGATGATGCTAGTGGAGAAGGTATCTTCCCTAATAGTAACCCAATGGAAGGTTATGACTTAATGTATTCTGCATGGTATCTAAATGATGCTCAGAGAAGTGCCTTATTCAGTGCTGGGGAGAAGATTTTTACTGTGTATGCACTAGGTGAAGCACAGATTACACTAAGAAACTTCCTTAAGTTTAGTCACATCAACTAGGAGAACTAATGAACATTATAGTATCAAGGCTATATAATAGATACAAGAATAAGCTTAACCAGCTACACAGCATGGAAGCTAAACAGTTTAAGCTTGAAGAACACTTAGCATCTCATCCTACTGATTACACTTCTGTGATTAGTAATGAGATACTTAAGAGTGATATTAAGCGTATAGAGTATAGTATAAAAGAACTTGATAAACAGATGGAGTTATATGCACATGATTAATAAGAAATTAGTACAAAGAATGTATGATAGGATCTTGGTTGAGTCCATAGTTGAATCATTCTTCAGACAGATCTATAAAAATCATGATAGAGGTGGAGCTAAAGAGTGGGTAGACAACAGAATTTTAGAGCTAACCCTAGAGTCTAATGTAATCACTTGTGACCATGAGGATAACACTATCACTTACAATGGAGAGATTTTTAACTATGACTTCCAATACATAACTAACCTGTGCATAAGTTTACTGAAAGATAAGATTGAGGTATAATTGATATGACAAATGCTTATCAAGTAGCACAGCGTGTAGTAGGACAATCCATTGATGTTGATGGCTTTCCTCCTGGTCAACCATACCAGTGTGTAGACCTTGTGAATTGGGTAGCTCAACAATTTGGTGGGTCTTTACTAGGTAATGGTAATCAGATTGGTATAGGTAATGATGTCAGTAGCTTTGCTGATGTTATACCTTACTCAAATGAGTCTCAATTAAAGGTGGGTGACATTATCTCCACTAATGAACCTTCTACACCCTATGGTCACACCCTTGTGTATGGTGGAGGAGTAAATAATGCTAGAGTTATTGAACAAAACTTCAATGGTATTCCACATGTAATTGAGCACACAAGAACCATTACAGGTTATGGAGCAACTATTCTTAGGATTGTAAGAATCAGAGGACAGGATAACTATACTCCTGATGGCTCTAGTGGTACTAGTGCTGATGCTGGAAAACCTAAGAATAGTGGTGGAGTACAAAGAACTTTCTATGAGATTGTAGTAGATAAAGTAGAGGGCATTAAAGGTAATGGTGACAATACTGTGCTTGATACTTTCTACAAATGTAATAAGATCACAGGTAAGATTGATGGTGAATGGCTTATCTATGATAAGTATAATGGTACTGTAGGATACTTACCTAAATCTGCTGTAAAAGAAAAGACTGAGTACTCTAAGCAAGATAAAGAGCCAGGTAAGAAGGAAGTAGAAAAGGCTAATGGTTATGATACATTCCCTGATAAGACTGATGATGGTCTTGACCAATCAGGAACTCAGCCTATCTACACTCTAGCTCAGTTCATTTCACTAGGTCGTATTAACTATAGTGGTTATGAGTGGACTTACTCTTCAGGAAGTAACTTCCCTGCTAGTGTAAATGTAAATAAGAGCTATAATGCTTATGGCTTCTTATCCGATAGTGATGGTAATATTATTCTATCTGTTCCTTCATCTTGGGGTGATGTGAAAGGTAGAATTTACAACACACCCTTTGGATTTAAGGGTAAGGTCTACTTGACCAATGAAAAAACATCAATAGATGTATACATAAGATAGGAGTTACTATGGCTTATAAATTAGCTGAAGAAGATAAACTTTGTGGGATTGAATATCCTACTTATGAGGGATTTAAACCTATCCCTAAAGCAACTTGTGATATGCTGAAGCCTCAGTGTAATGATATTGAGATTGTGTTAAACTGTGATAAGAAGAAGGAAGAGGAAAAACCTACTCCTACACCAACTCCACAGCCTGAACCGACCCCAGAACCTCAACCTGAGCCTTCACCTACACCTAATCCTGAGGAACCACAGCCTACTCCACAGCCTCAGCCTGAAGAGCCTAAGCCTCAGCCTAATCCAGTAGAGCCTACTCCTGAACCTGATCCAGCTCCTAAGCCTGTGCTCACTAATGAAGAGTTGGATACTATTGTGTCAGGTAAGTTGGGTACTAATACTACTTTAGGTAATTATTATGTTAATCAAAACAACACTATTACCTTGATTGGTGATGCTCCTCTTGAGGATATTGAAGCTTACAAGAAAGAGATTACAGATAAAGTAGGAGATATTCCTGAGCTTAAAGACTATACTGTGGAAGTATTAGTCAATAAAATTCCTGGTGATAATGTAGGTGATAAAGCTACAGGTGCACCTCTATATACTAAGGTTGTGAAGATTACTAAACCTAATGGTGAAGTATATCAGTCTGAACCTATGAGTATTGGTACTACTACTGAAACTAATATTGACTTGTTAGAGGCTCTTCCTAGAGTAGAAGATAAGTTCTCTAAGATTATCACTAAAGATGGTCAAGTAGTTGAAGTTCCTGAAGTATCTAATGATGATAAGAGAGCCTTTGAAGATAAGATTATCAATGACTTGAAGGCTAAGTTACCTGAAGGTACGGTTGTAGAAGCTGTGCTTGAAGGACCTAAGTATGAAAAAGGTTCAGAAGTATTAAGTGGTAAGACTAACTATGTATTGAATGTAAGAACTACTCTGAATGGTGTAGTTTCAGAGCAAACTTATAATGTACCTCACACAGAAGAAGAAGCTCATGAGGAAATTCCTGAAGAGGAAATGAAGCCTTTGAAAGATGCTTTTGATACTCTAAAAAAAGATCACTATTTAGGTTTACTTTTTATTGATAAAGTATCAGGTAACACTTATGGGGTAGAATCAGGAGAAGAGGATACTAAATTTGCTATTGAAAAACTCAAGGAAAAATTCCCAGAGTATACTATAGACTATGAAATCAAAGTATCTAAGATTATCCCTTTAGATCCTAAAAATACAGGAGAGGATTACCTACAATCTATCAAGTTTACTATAACTAAAGGGAAAAAATCTTCTGAGTTTACAGAATACATGCCTTATAATATTACTCAAGCAGACTATTTATAGGAGAACTAAATGGATAGATTAATTGTAAAACTCCTTGAAAACCAAGCTGTGATCTCAGGGATAACACTCTTTGTGACCACAGCTTGTGGTTGTGGTGTAGCTTGGCTTAACCATAAGAGAAACACACTTGAAGAGCTATCTAAGGGTGCTAAACGGTCTAGCTTACGCTCAGAGTTCCTTAACATCTATAACTCTACTGAGTTTACATGGCAAGAAAAGTGGGATATGACTGAACCTCTTGTGAAGGAATACTTTAATGACCTTGGTGGAAACCATTACATTCATGGTCTTAATGAGAAGATGAGAAGGCATGTAGAAGAGGAGATTGCCAATGGTAAAAGTAACGATTGATGCAAGCTGTTTAAAAGATCAGGGTAGTGTCACTGCCTATGATGACACAGAAGTACTCAAACGTATCAAAGCCCTTGAAGGACGAACAGATAACTTTGTAAAAGATGTTACTGTGTCTAGAGATGGTGATAAGGTAAAATTCACATACACTAGGGTTGATGGATCTTCTAGTGAGGTAGAATTTGATGACAAGGATACTGTGTCTGTTGCTTATGATGATACGGCTCTTAAGGAAAGAGTAACAGCATTAGAAGGCAAAGAAGATAAGGACACAGTGTATGATGATAGTGCCTTAAAAGCTAGGGTTACAGCTTTAGAGGATAAAGAAGATAGTGATAAACAGACACTGACACTCACAGGAAATGAACTATCCATCTCTAATGGAAACTCTGTGACTCTCCCAGTGGGTGTTGGGAAAGAGTTTGTTGTTACTAGTGACACTGAAGGTGTTGTAGTAACTAAATCTGAAGCAGATGCTACAACTACTTACAATGTGAACCTAGATGAATCTTTAGGCAAATTCTATAAGAAAGCTGAAACTTATACTAAGCAAGAAGTAGACAAGCTTGTCAAAGATCAAGAGGATAAAGCTACAGACATCACTGTGTATAAGGGAACTTTCACTGACAAAACTAAGGTGAAGGAGGGAGACTTTGAAGGACCTAATGCTCCTAGAATTACACTAACTTACTCAAGCTCTACTGGTGTCGGTATTCTTAAAGTAGATATGAAGGTTATGTCTCCTGTGGCTAAGAGTACTATTGTGGCTACACTACCTAATGACGCACCTGTGCCAGTAACACTTATTGAGTCTCAGGTTTGGGTAGGAGATGTGGATACTTCTATTTGGGTTGATCCCAACAGTAGGTCTCTTAGAATGTCTCTAACAGCTAACCCTAACATCTTCAATAAGAGAATTATTATCAATATTCCAGGTATCTTTAAAAAGGTATAATAAATAAGGAGAACTAAATGAAATTAACTAATAAAGAATATGATTTTTATAAGAAACTAGTAACTGTAGTAGCACCAGCCTTAATCACTTTGATTACAGGATTAGGAGCACTATACAAATTTGACTCAACTGCTATCACAGGTACTCTAGCATTACTTACCACTTTCACTGGTACTGTGCTAGGTATCTCAAGCAAGAAATATAATGAAGCTCAAGGAGAGTAATGGTGGATTATAGAACCTTTAAGTCCAAGTGGTACAATAAGGGTGTAGACGTAGATGGTTTCTACTTATTTCAATGCTGGGACTCCTTTGCACAATGGTGTATAGAGAATGGTATCCCAGTAATCAATACAACTCCTGTGTCACAAGGTGGTTCAGGATATGCTAAGGACTTGTGGGAAAAGAAAGCCTCTAATGGTATCCTCAAGTACTTTGATGAAGTCCCTATCAATCAGCTTAAAGAAGGTGATGTAGCTATCTTTAGAGAGGTACAAGGATGGACTCCTTTATCTCATGTGGCTATGTTTGATAGAGATATTGATGGTAAGTATGGTTACTTCCTAAGTCAAAACCAAGGTGGAATTGGAGGAGTACATAACCTATGTAGACTTCCATATTCTGCTATGTACCCTACAGCTTTCAGACTTAAAAAGTCTAATCAAACTAAAGGAGGAACAGCTTCAGTGGCTTTACCTACAAAAAATATTAATGGTGAAATTTATTCAGGTCTTATCACAGGTGTAGATCCTAATGCTATGAACAGTGATAGCAATAGAACTAAGATTGATAGAATTGTCATTCACCACAATGCTACAACTAATGATGCTGTGGCTAGAAGCACATGGTATGTTGCTACAGGTCATGGAACATCTGCTCACTATCAAGTAACACCTGATAAAATTTGGGGTTGTGTTGGTGAAAACTATGTTGCTTACCATGCAGGTAACTATCCAGTAAACCAACGCTCTATTGGTATTGAGCACTTAAACAACACAGGAGCTCCTACATGGACGATTGCTGAAGAGACTTACAGAAACTCAGCTAAACTCATTAGAGACATCTGTGAACGTTATGGTATCCCTATTGATAGACAACACATTATCAAGCATGGTGAGGTATCAGCTACAGGATGTCCTGGTGGTATTGATATTGATAGACTTGTGGCTATGGCTAGAGGAGCTGAATATGTAACTCCTGCCAAGGCTACACCAAGACCTACTTCTGCTCCTGGTAAGATGCAACATGCTTATCGTGTAGATGACTTGAAGTATGTTAATGGTTTGTGGCAAGTCTACTGTAAAGAGCTTGTGCCAGTTGACATGGATTGGACTGATAATGGGATTGCTGTAGAGGATATCATTATCACAGATAAAAATGGAGTTAAACAGGCTAATCAGATCACTGAGGTAGGTAAGTACTTTGTGTTTGACCAAACTGCTACAGCCGATACAGGCTATGGAGATGTTGGTTCAGGCGGTTACTATTGGAGAAAATTCAGACTGAGAACTTCAGGAGAAATTTGGCTATCAGCTTGGAACTTAAACCACTTATTGTTTGGTTAAGGGGATGGGGTTAATCCCCTCCCTATTTTATTTTGGAGGAACTATGGAAGATATCTGTAAACACAAGGATTGCTCCTGTGAGAATGTAGGAATTGGTGATTGTACTAAGCTCCAAGAACTAAATGACTTACAAATTAGACCAAAGATGAGGGCTATTCTCAAGGCTGAATGGTGTAACCTGCCTGATGCTATTAGAAGAGCTTTCTATGGTGTTTGGTGTGTATTAAAGAATATTATTAACCAGTTGTGTTATATCCTTACTAAACTAGAGTGCTTAGAGACTAAAGTATACAAGCTATGCTCTATTGCTAAATGTCAAGATGAGAGAATTACAGGTCTTGTGGAACATATCAAAGGTAAGATGCTTGAGAATGTTGTCTTTGGTATGAAAGGTGTAGGTACTTCTGCTAATGCCGCTGGATATGGTGACACCTTCACTTCTGTGACAGTACAGCAAAATGGTGACTTTGCTATTGTGTGGAACATGGTATATGCAGGTAAGGAAGTAGGTAGAGGTACAATCACGGGTAAGGTATCTCACATGTACACAATGAATGAAGATGGTAGTGTCAAAGCTCATGTGTCTAGAGTTGATTTTGATGGTGTTAAATATGTAGGAGATGGAGGAAGCTATGGTAACAATGCTACTTTCTCTATCCTAGATACTAACGGAAGAACTGTATGGACTAAATCATACCAAGCAGGATCAAGCTTTACTGATAAGCCTGGATCTATCTCTATTGGTAAGGAAACAGTCCTTAGACCACAAGGAGGTAGCACAGGGGACATCTTGCTATTCAAGACACTAGATCAGTGGGATTTTGACCCTACATCAAGTGATGTAAGAGCTACTTATGTAAATAACAACTCACCTCTTCCTAAAGTAGAAGGCTGTGTTATTGACTGTGACAACTGCTAGGAGGTTATATGTTAGATTACTGTCCTAATTGCAGATGTAAAATAAAGTTCTACAAGGGTCATGAATGTGAGAAGATGAAGCATGACCTTGCTGATAGTGTTAAGCTTGCAGGAGATGTTATTGCCAATGGAGAAGAGTGCAAAGTAAAAGAAAATACAGCACATGGCTTCTTCAGAATATGGTGTAATATCAAGAACATTATTGAGATCATCTGTGATATAATTAAACGTATGAAGTGCTTACAGAGAAAAGCACAAAAGGTATGTGAAGTACAGCATTGTTTAGCTGAAAGAATTGAAAGTGTCAATAGATTTATTGGTGTATATAATTCAGACCAAGAAAATAAACCTTCACCTGACCAATCTAATTGGGAAAATGAGAAGAGAAGACTTCTTTCTGATTATCAAGCTAGTCTAAATGGCTACAATGCTAGAAGAGCTGAATATGAAAGAGCTTTACAGGCTTACAATAACAGCAACTCAAACTATGCCTCTGCTCTTGCATCATACAATGCTAGAAAAGCTGACTATGAGCGAAGAAAGAAAGAGTATGAGGAAGGTAATAACCAGCAAGGAGGAGCTACTAAGTGGCAAGAGGCTTGGGGAACATTTGCAAGATCAGGTGCTCCTCTAGATGTTGCTATGGGTGGATCACCTAATGGTAGCGTTCAAGGTATTGACCTTAGTGAAGCTCACAGACATGGTTATGGTACAGGTATTGGCTTTACCTCTAAGAACAATGAAGGTACTGTGGTAGATATTCAACTTAACCTTCTAGGATACTCTTATGAGGCAGGTGTTGGAGGAAGACTTCAAGGCTGGTATGTTCAGTATGGTGGTACTTATGATTGGTACTTTGATGTGTATACTTCAACTGATGGTGGTAACAACTACTCAGTAGTTCAGAAGGATATTCTACTTGCTAAACATGCTGATACACAAAAACTTGCTTATGAACCTAACTGGCATCTATCAACTATTAAGTGGAATAAGACATTCACTAATCTACCTGCTAACTTTACTCACTTGAAAGTAGAAGTACGTGGTAGTGTTCCAGGTGATAGACACCAAAATGTATACACAAGAGAGCAGATTGTGAGACCTCTTTTTCCTCCATTCACTGAACAGCCTCCTGTGAACAATGCTACTAAACCTAAGCCTTTCAATGAACAACCTCCAAAAGAACCTACTATTCCTCCAAAACCTGAGAAGAAAGTAGAAACTATCCCTCTTATTAAGGGTGGATGTGACTTAATGGATTGTAAGTTTGATTGCTTTATTGATGAGAAATAGGAGAAATTATGTCAGATTGTATTAACTGTCAATGCGAAGAGATTGTAGTAGGTAGAACAGCCTGTGACTCTCTTAGAAAGCAGAATGATGACAGAATTAAATTACACTCCCTTGTGCTAAGGGATACAACACTTTGTGACTTACCTGAGCAAACATCTAAGGCTTTCTATTCACAGTGGTGCTTTAATAAAAACATCACTAATCAACTATGCTGGTTGATGGATAATAGCTCAGGAGGTAAAACATACAAAGCAGGTAAGGATATTAGTATTTCTAATGATGGAGTTATCTCCTTCACAGGAACTATTCCACAGCCTACACCAGCTTATAATGATGCTGACCTTAGAGCTGAAAATGCTAGACTTAAGAGAGCTTTAATGAAGATCATTAACAATCTAACTGCTAGTGGAGCTTGGCAAGGTGGTCTTGAAGGAGACTTTGTGCCTAAGAGAAATATTGCTACTGGTAATATTAACTTGTTCTCTAACACAGTGGATAGTGACTTCTTCATCCGTACAAACAATGGTAAGACAGAAAATGACTTGGCAGGAGGTATTAACTAATGGGATGTTATTCTTGTGGGGGAAACCCTAATACATGGTGTACTAAGTGTATGCCTGCTGAGGATACGTGGGTAGCCCCTGTGGATAAGTTACCTGATGTTTTCATGGGAGATAGGGATCACATGTACCTTCTCCCTAATGGAGATCTGTTTATCCTTTCTCCTGACAGAACTAAATGGATTAAAGTGAATGGTACAGGCAATACTACAGCCTATGATGACACTGCTGTGATTAATAGGCTAAAAGCCCTAGAAGGGAAAACAGATAACTTTATCTCTTCTGTGAATGTATCAAGAAATGGTAATAGAGTAAAACTTACCTACACACTAGTAGATGGTACTATCAAAGAGGTTGAATTTGAGGATAAGGACACTGTAGCTTTAGCTTATGATGATAGTGCATTGAAGGCTAGAATCAAAGCCTTAGAGGATAAGCCTGTTAAACCTGCTGGTGTGAATACCTTCTTTGCTAAAGGTGACATCCCAGGTAATGGTAATACAACGAGTGTAACAGTTACAAAGGATAAGCTTGTAAACGCTGACACTATTAAAGTAGGTGACACAGTAGTTGATAGCTATTGGGATAAGAACACCTTTAATGTTGGTATGTTTAAAGTGGCTTCTGTGGATGGTAATAATGTTGTACTTAATGGTGTTAATGACCTAACTTATAAGCAACCTAAACAGTCACTAACTTTGGCTGATAGAGTTTTATCAATCTCAGAGGGTAACTCAGTTACTTTACCTAGTGATAACCAAACACTCTCACTCAATGGTAATACTCTTAGCATTTCTAATGGTAACTCTATTGAATTGCCTGCTAATGTAGAACCTAAAGAATATAAGGCTAGGGGTAATGGTCTATTATTAGATGCTGATGGAACATTTCATATTGAGATGGCTAAGGATACTGATAGACAAGTTCCCTACAATACAAAAAGTGAAGGTTTTTTCAAAAAATTGACTCCTGAGAGAAGATCAATTTTTAAAACCGACTTTGGTTATGATACGTTAGATAACCAGTTATATAGTGTTGACAATGATGGTACAATTCGTCGTGATACTATATTAGAGGCAGGCTTAGTACTAGACTATGCAGGATCCTATGACTATGGAGACTTACATAAAAGCTTCTCTAGTGAGTCTGTTAATCTAAGTGTTTTGTCCACAAGTAGTCAAGGAATATCTGGATGTGCTAGTTTCATACAACCACAAGAACTGAAACTTGAGTTAGGTATATTAGCAATATGGAATAGTAACAATAAAGTAGTATTCAGGTTTACTCCAAAGATTATATGGACTATAATTACTGAGTCTTCAGCAGAACACTACACTCACTTCATAACTAAAGAAGAATTAGAGTCAGAAGAGCCTATAGAGATTGAAGTCAAGAAGAATGAAGCAGTTATTGGTAGACTTAACATGACTATCAAGAACGCAAAATTCTACATGCAAGCTGTTCAAGGTACTGTTGTTCTAAAGAACCCTACTGACAACAAATTCTATTACTTACCGAGGTTAAACTAATGTCAAAAACAGTATATAAAATAACAGATAAACCTACTGCTACAGCCTATGATGATACCTCTTTGAAGGCTAGAATCACAGCACTAGAGAACAAACCTGATAATGATAAGCAAACCCTAACCTTTAATGCAGGTAATAGGAACTTATCTATCAGTAATGGCAACTCAGTTACTCTACCTAATGATAAGCAGACAATCTCTAAGCAAGGGAATAAGCTGATCCTATCTAATGGTGGAGGTGAAGTTGATCTCCCTGTGCCTAACACTTCTGTGCCTTATGATGACACAGCACTTAAACAAAGAGTTAGTGCTCTAGAAGGTAGACCTGATAATGATAAGCAAACTCTGACAGTTAATAATAATACATTATCAATTAGTGGGGGTAACTCAGTTACTCTCCCTTCACAAAGTATCCATAGGTTCTATGATGGAGATATTCCTGGTACGGCTGATACAACTAACACACGTACTGTACAAAAGTCTAACTTTAGAAATTCTGATGGTATTAAAGTAGGGGATACAGTAGAAGACTTCTGGTCAGACCAAAATACTATCAACAGAGGTATTTGGAAAGTCATAGAAGTAAGTGGAAACAATGTCAAAGTTCAGGGTATTGGTAATTACAGTACTAGTCTGTGGAAAAATTTAACATTCAATGCTAATACAAGAGAGTTATCACTTAGTGGAGGTAATAAGGTAACTCTGCCTCAATATGTGTCACCTGAAGAGTTTACTACACTTAAAAATGAGTACAATAAACTCAAAGGTGCTTTTGAGAAACTTCTACAGGATCTTAAAGGTTCAGGAGCATGGAAACAAACAGGTGGAACTATCTTTGAGGGTAATCTGTACCCTGATAGACACATTGCCACAGGTAATATTAACCTCTTTGGTGGAACTGTTGATGGTAATGCCTTTATTAGAACTAACAATGGCAAGACTGAGAATGACCTTGCAGGAGGGATTAATTAATGGCAGATCAAGCTACACTTAATCAGGAGCAGATTACTAAGGTAAGGCAAGCACTAAGCCTTAATATCTACTCTACTGACAGTGGTACTAAGACCTATATCAATGGGAACAGCTTTAGGATTGAAAACCCTATGCTTGTTCCTAATGTTGATGGTGGTCAAATTGCTGTTGGGTATGTGAATACTGAAGGTAGTATCTACTATGACCTTGTGGTAGAAGGTACTAAGGTTAAGGCTAGACACACAAGAGCTGTAATCAAGTCTGTGTCCTACACTAAGATACCAGGACTTACCATATCAGGAGCATTTGGTAATGCCTCTTATGCTATCAATACTCCTCAAGGAAACATCTTTAACAAGTCCTATGACCCAGCCTTTGGTAATAACTGGACTGAAACTATCAATAGGCAACTTAATATTAATGATGTTGAGATCTCTTCAAAGGTTAATGAGCAAAGAGGGGATGTAGCGACTACTGTTGACCAATGGCAATTCAGTCCTACAACCGCTACTGTGTCATTCAGTTTAACTGTGCCTAACACAAGTATCCTTAATGTCCCTCAAGCACCCAAAGAAGGTACACTTGTAGTCAAGTATGTTGATAATGTTACAGGAGCTACACTTACAACTGAGTCTAAAACTGTAGCTGGTGATTCTAGTCACTCACATACTGCTCCTGAAATATATAAGGCAACTTATAAGCTAGTTGGCGACAAGACTCAGATTACATGGATTCCTTCAGGACAGACTAAGGAGCTTGTATTTAGATACAATCCTGTGTATGGTCAGATTGTGAAGTACATTGATAAGGATACAGGTAAGGAGATTAAAACTCAAAGCTACACTCCTGTGACTCATGGAGATCCTTTTAGACAAGATCCTCCTTCTATTCAAGGTTATAGGCTTGTAGCAGGACAGAACCCTATCAATGTACCTAGAGTAACTGGTACAGGTAACTATCAGTTTAGGTATGAAAGAATACCCACTACTGCTAATGTTATTGTTAAGCACCTTAATAAGGCTAATAATCAACCTCTACGTGGGGATGTGACTCTAAGTAATCAGACTATTGGTAGCAATGTAACCTACAATGCTCCTGCTATCACTAACTATGCTCCTGAGAGAACAACCTATACTCACACTGTGGTTGAGGGTAGCAATGTCATTACTGTGTACTACACAGAAAACGCTAAGATTAGACCGTGGGCTATTAGAAAGTCTAATGCTTGGAAGTCTCTTAACACTACAAGACAGTGGATGAAGATTAGAAGAACAGCTAACCAAAACTTTTGGGATACTAAACCTAATGCTGAGATCTATGCTACTGATACTGGTAAAGAAAACTACTCACCATCACGTATTCGTAAGGGTGGTAAGTGGAAAGCACAAGGAAAGATTGGTGACTAATGACTATTGATGATAAAACAACTAGACTGAATGAAGCAACATTCACAAGTTACACTGAAAACCCTCATGACAGATGTTGGTATGATGAGTGTGACTGTGATGATATCCCTATTGCTGACTGTCAGCGCTTGATTGATGAGAATAATAAGGGTGTAGGAAGGTTCGCTTGTATGGCTGAAGGTCAGAAGTGTTACAATCCTAAGTTCTTCAGCTCATTCATGAAGAAGCTTGCTTGTCAGCTCAATCACTACATCCAGAACATCTGTGCATTGTGGGATATGGTTCAGTGTATGGCTGAATACCTCTCTAAGATGGGTGATGTAGGCACTGTACAAGTAAACTATGCTAGAAACTCTGCTGTGTCTTCTGCTGACTTCTACCATCCTATCACAGAAGGCTATGACTTAGACCTCTACATGGACTCTACCACAGGTGTTGTAGCTGGTGAGTCTGATGATGAAAGAAGAAAGCAAACTGATCGTAAGTATCGTGTTTATATAAGATGGTGTGCTGATGGTACTACCCTAAATCCAGCACAGGATAACACAATGGAGATTGTTGTGTACCACTCAGGGGAACAGTATACTGAAGACCTTAGAAAGAACCGTGGAGTACACTGGCAGATGACTGGTGTATCAGATGGTGCTATGGAGATGTCTGATAGTATTATTGTACCTGCTGGACAACACGTCAAAGTTAGAGTAGAGCCTGCTAACTCTTCTTCAGGTGTCTTCCGTGTACACCAATTCAAGCTAGAGTATACTCCTGTCATGGATGCACAAGATACACCTGAATGTCTTAAACTTACAGAACTACCTAAGGATGACTGTAACTGTGAGGGAAAATAAAAAAGGGACCTTAATGGTCCTTTTCTTTTTATCTAAATCTACGGTGTCTCCAACGTTTATAGAGATTGTGATAGTTAGTCAATCCCAAGCACTCTTCTGTGTATCTAGCTAGACCAGGCTCAGAGTTTAACACAACATATAGCATGTTCTGCCTATCTCTAATCTCCTTACGCTGTTTACGCATCCTAGTTTGGAAGGTTCTTGTGCTTATCTTGATCTTTTTACCTAACTCATTGTAGACTTTTTCTAATCTGATATACTCATCAGAAGCTTCTTTAGGTGTCATCTCTTTGACACTCTCCATCAATGTACTCATAGTACCATAGCTCCTCTCCTGAACTCTTTATTAATACATACATATCTCCTTGAGTCAACTTAACAAACCGATCAGAGCCTATCCATTTAGCTATTTTATCTTGTCTATTTCTGAAGCCAGTTATCACTTCATCAAAGTAACAAGTTCCTAACTCATCTATCATCTTTATGTGATATTGCTTTATTCTCTTTCCAGTAGTCATACATACTCCTTGATATTACTATAGAGCTTAACTGCTTCTTGAGTGTAGTAGCTTTTCTTTTAGGGCATGTAGAACTCTCACTGAGGTTCCAACTTACAAGCATATTAGCTACATCATTAGGAGTAATAATACGTTCTTTTGGTGTGATAAACGGTTGGTCAATATACCAATCCATTATATCATCTACAAATTCAGCATAATCATCTATGTAGAATCTCTTATTCCCTGTGACTTTAAGATAGTGTCTCTTAACTGGTTTAGGAACTTTTCTAATAAGATCAATCTTTATATGAAGCTCATTAATATAAGAGAAGTCTGTAGCTAGATGAAAGTTAGTGAACATACCAGTACCAAAGACCTTTACATCAGCATAGTAGTTACAGATATCATTACATGACCACTCATAGAATAGATCCTGTGGGAGCTTATCAATGAAGTCACAGCATGAAGACATAAAATAGTCATGCCTAGACATACCTGTAGTGAAAGCTGACTGCACAGGGGATACATAGTTACATCTAATCTTTGTACCCTTCTTCCTCAGCTTGTCAGCAACTACCTTAAGCTCTTTCACAGTAATGATACCATCAGGATTAGTACACTGTCTCACAAGCCTCTCATCACCTATAATACGGTATACAAAGGCTGTAAGTAGTTTATCCCTCACAGGGTATCTAGCTGTGTTAAGAGTACGTATCATTGTCTGAGACATATCATCAAGATACTTTAGATTGTTAGGTAATGACTTTCTAGCTAGGTCATTAACCTCTTTCTTTCTACTGTGTCTATACTCAAAAGCATCTCTACGTTTAAGTAGGTACAGTTTAAAGTTTGAAATTAAGTTATCACTCATAAGTAAACTCCCTTACAGCAGGCATGGATAGATGAAAGTAAAAAATGTATATATAGGAGACCATTTAGGACGTTATCAATGGAAGTGACTGTCCATGCCTGTTGCAAAGGAGTTAAACTCCTTTATAGTATAGAATTAGAGAGAACCCTCTAAGAGCACAGTGTATAATAGGAATCATGAAAAGGTTAAAGTAAACATAAATAGTAAGGAATGTGAGTAGAGTAGTACACTGTGCTTTTAGAAGGGGCAACTAAGTTGCACCCTAAGAGTGGTTAATCCCACTCATCATCATCTACGTTTACATCATCAGATACAGATGAATTATCTTCATCATCTTCTTCTGAAACGGAGAAGATTTTAGTAACTCGCCACTGACGCTTGTCATTATAAGGGTCAGTCTCTTCAAGAGTGATACCAATAAACTTACCTGTGAAGTCATCAGTGTCAAGTTCTCCATCAGGGTCAAGACCACAAGCTACAGCAAGGCTATACAAGTCACGATATCCCCACTGGTTATCACGTACAAAGTGTGTAAAACTAGTAGGAGCACCTTTACCATAGTTACCACGGAATGTAAAAGCATAGTGAGCCAATCCTGAACTCTTACTAGTGCCATACTCAACTTTCGTGATTTCTACTTCATAGTTACCATCATTATAAATATAATCATCACTGGCTTTTTCAGCAGTAAATGTGATTTTTGACATTATTCTTCTCCCTCAGCCTTTTTATTTTTAGCTTGTGTAGAACCATCTGTAAGTCCTACAAGTTCATCCCAAGTAGGGTTGATAATTGTGTCAGGAATTACTAGTCCTGGCTTACGAGTAACTTTAAGATTGTACACAGGGTTTCCTGCTAATCGTACTTGATAGAAGTCCTTAACTTTTTTGTTACCTTTAACAATCTTAGACTTAGTAATACGCTCAGTGTGCCCTAAGATACGAGATGATGCTGTCAAGTACTTAGACACACTCTCCATCAAGTTAGGGATGATCTGTGCAGGAACATTTTCATCAGTAATTTCTTCAACGTTTACTGATTTCTGTTGACAGATAACATATACATTCTTACCTGAATAAGATAATCGTACAAGCGTATCAATAAATGCACGAAGGATAGTAGATGCTTCACCATATAGATTAAGTGACATCTGTTTAGCATTTTTCTTAGCCATTAAATCCTTGTACAAAAGCTCTTGAACATTAGTGAAGTGGTCAATAGCGATAGAGTCAAAGTCATTAGCTAAATTGATAGCTTCTTCTACATCTGCCCAAGTATAACATTCTGCCACTGAGAAGCGCTCTTCAGGTGTCACAGAAGCCAATCCACGGTCTGTGTCAATAACAAGCACTTCTCCTGGTAGAGAGTTAATAAAGGTAGTTTTACCACTTCCAGGCTCACCATACAGTGTAGTCAAAGTGTGTAATTTAATTTTGTTTAACTTTTTAAGTTCCATTATTTCTCCTTACTTACCTGTACTTCCATAGCCACCACGGTCTTCATTACCAAGATGATCTACCTCAGTGAATGCTAGCTCAGGCTGATTTTCCATTAGACGAAACTGACACAATCGCTGTCCTCGTTCAATAGCTCCATCACGTGTAGCATAGAACTTAGCTCCCCAATAGTCATTATCTCCATTGTAAGAGTTATCAATCACTCCTACACCATTAGTTAGGATAAGACCTGTGTGTTGGAATGTACTTGATCGTGGAGCCATGTGAGCTTCATACCCAAGGGGTAACTCCATTGCAACTCCAAAACTCACAGCGACAAGATCGCCTTTTTTATACTCCAAACCATAGGGACAAGCTAGGTCAATCCAATCGCCTTTTGAGAGTGTTTCAATTCGAGGTACACTCCCTGCTCTGTACTTAATTTTAATATCAAGCATATTCTTCCTCAATTATTTTATTAACAATAAGTTTCATATTGTCTATACAATCTTTATAGACAAGACCATTAAGCACAGTTAATGAAGCCTGTGTCATAAATAGAATCTGTAGTGGTGTCATATCAGGTAGCTTACTAATATCAAGCATGTACACATCCTTTGATTTAACATAAAGGTAATCTAATGTAGAGGCTTTATCAAGAAATACTAGAGCCTTCTTAAGATCCTCTAGACCATTCTTGTTACGATATCTCCACACACACTTAACAGCAGAAGCAACGATAGGGTCAACTTCAGAATAGATCCAAAAGTCCCAACACTCAATTCCATTAGATGTATACCACTTAGGGTTTGTTAATTCTTCTGAAAGGGTCAAAACGCTCTCCAATCTGTTTAAATATAGATCCTATGATGATGAATATGAATATCCATAAAATAATCCACCATACTCCTCCGAAGAGCATACCAATTAGTAGTATAGAGGATAAGATTAAGTAAAATACTAAGAGAGTAGCCAATAAGAATGATAGACCACATAGTAGGTAAAATAGTAATGCCAACATCTAACCTCCAAGGATAAAGAATTTCAAGAAACCTAGAATCACAAACCCTGAGATAATCAGGATGCTCAGTAAGAATAAACCTAAGGAGATAATGAGACAACCTAAGTTAATTTCCATAAGTTTTCCTAGCATTACATGTCCTTCAACTTAGTCTTCAACTCAAGAAGCTCTTTCTCTTTTGTTAAAAGTTCAACATATTTCAAGGCAGATAAGCTAACAAATTTTACTCCATCCATACCTTCAATAAATGACTCTTGCTTATAAGCTAAAAGTGTTAAATATTTATCTTGAGTGTCCTGATAGTCATTCCTAGCTTTGTGTAGTGCTTCTGTAAGAAATTCATTGTGACTTTCAATATCTTTCTCATACTTCTTAAACTGCATATAATAGATTGCATAAGAAAGTAAGCTTGAAATAATACCTATTACTATGTAAACACCAAATTGATCTTTCATCCTATGCCTTTCTATAGTGAGTAGCTGTAAAGCCATCTCCCTTAAAAGTTACAATTACATTCTCAGGCTTCTTATACTCATCCATCTCAGTGAAGTAAGTATCTCCTGAGTAGTCTCCTTCAATAAGGCTGACTATAAACTCTTCACAGTAGGGGATGAACTGCTTATACACAGATGCCCCACCAATAATCCATAAGTCTTTATTACTGAGCTCATAGAAGTCAAGGATTTCTTCTACATTGTTTGCTATATAGACTTCATCTCCATCATAGCCTTCAATCTCATCCTTGTGTGTAAGAACAATATTGATCCTGTTTTTTATAGGTCTTTGCCCTATAGACTTCCATGTAGTGTGTCCCATGACAACTATACCACCAGTAGTCTGATTTCTAAAGTAGTTTAGATCAGCCCCATTGTGCCAAGGGAGACTTCCCTCAGCACCTATGAGACCATCTTTAGCTTCAGCCCAAATTAACTTAATCATTATGCTTCAATAAGAAATGCAGGGTGATTAAATTGTGGGAAGCGTGCTTCAATTTCAGCAAGAGTGAACTTACCAATACGGTCAGTACCATGACCATAAACATCAGCTTCTTCAGTGAAGCCTGAAATTTGACCATCAGCATTGATAGCAATGTAAGGAGCTTTTACGTTACGCTCTTTCTTACCAATGTAGATGATGTAGCGTTGTTCTGCTACAGCAGATACAGGTACTACAGTTTCAACTGTAGCAGTCTCAATACCTAGTGTGTCTGCAAGTGCTTGCACTAGTTGGTTGAATTGTTTGTTATCCATAATGATAACCTCCTTAAGAAATATTGATTGTGTAATAACGCATTTCTAGGTTATTACATAGAATAGTTTAACAAATTTAGGTTAGCCTGTCAACCCTTTTTTGAAGATTTTTCAAAATTTTTTTCAATAAAATCATCAAGGTCCTCTAGCATATCTCCAATAAAGACATAATAAAGGTAGTCATAAGCATCAGGCTGTCTATCTACAGGTCTATATAGACGATAGTTAGGGTTAGCTTCAATGATATCAACAGTCTCTACAAACTGATTAAATAACTCATCTGCACGATATTTATTGAAGATATAAGTCTTGTGTGTCACAATCTTTTTAGTCCTTAAGTTAATAGCAGGGTTCACAAAGGCAAACTTAAAGTCTCTTACCTTATACCCAAGCTTATCATACACATACATGTACATGTTAGCCTGAAGTCCATACTTATAGTTATTCTCTTTTGGAGCCTGTGATACTGTCTTATAGTCCACAAGGGTTACAGTACCATCATCATTCTGAATGACTGCATCCACAATCCCTGTGAATTGATGACCATTAGGTAGGTCAAAGTACACCTGATTTTCTGTCTCAATGATTTTAGAGGCATCAATCATGTAGTCATCAGCAAAGTAACGCTCTAGTCCTAGTAGTCCACAGGTTATAGCCTCTTCTACATAGTCTTTGTCCTTAATCTCTTCAAGGACTTTCTCCTTAAGAGGTTCAAGCTTCAATTTACCCTTGTGCTTACCTAAAATCTCCATACCTAAGTGAAAGATAGTTCCACGATCCATGTACTTAGTACGCTCAGGGTCTCTAATTTCTTTGTATCCTGCGATATACTTACACCAATGTCTCCAAGGACAATCCATGAAAGTATTCACACGACTGATACTGTAAGTTGTCATTATCCACCTCTTCCAGTTCCATTATCAATGTAGTAGATTAAGTCTTTAAATCTCATGGTTAAAGAATGTTCCATACTTTTAGCCCTAACAGCCTCTTCAGTAAGCGCTTTATCTACTTGTGCAATCTTAAGATTAAGTTTTGCATTTTCAATTCTTAAGTTCTTAATTTCTTTTTCTGTGTGACTAACATACATCACTAATGAGATGATTATAGCTAATCCACAAAGTACATAAGCACCTAATTTACTTAACTTTCCAAGATCTTTTGTGAATAGCTTTGAAAATCTCAAATTCATTCTTTTCATTAATCAATTCCTTATCTTCTAACTCCTTTAAAATCTCAGAAGCTTTCTTATACTTGTATTTCTGTAGTATTTCAGCTACAGCCAAGCTGACAGTAGAAGTACTATCAATTACCAGTGGTCTAAAGTCAGTCTTCAGGATATCACCAAGCATCTTCATATACTTAGAGGAAGGATATACTTTACCATTCTCCCATCTCCAAACATTAGTCACAGAGGTACCCATAACAGAAGCAAGCTCCTCTTGAGTGTATCCAAATAGTTGTCGTCTTTCTTTTAATGCTTCAGCGAACTCGGTCAATGATCTTAAACCCTCTTTCTTTAGAAATATATACAGGCTCCTTAGTCATGCTCTCCATAACAATGTATTGAGAGTATTCAGGATACTGCTTAAGTAATTCAGTTTTTGAGTTACATTTCACAGAAAATCTGTTGAACTCAATAGACCAACCAATAGTACCATCATCATACTTACACAAGTAATGACCACTAGGAAGCTTCACCACATAGGAACTGTTAGTATAATCTACTTCCCACTTCTGTGAAAGTACAGCCTTACACATACGCACAAAGGATTGTCCATACTGTTCACGATCCATACCCTCTGTGATTTTATAGCGATCCTCCATTACTGAATCATACTTACCATAGTATAAGATATTGATTAAGCCAACATTTCTCATGCTACGGAACTCATCACCAAAGGATAGCTTTTTAAGGTACTCATCCTCCATAGGAGTTACCTTAACAACTCCATACTTAGGTTTATTGATGAATCCTTCTTCCTTTATCTTTTCTTCCACATAGTCATCTAGGCTTTTAAACTTACTTTTTTCATTTAGTCTATCCATGATTTTATCATAGATATCCTTGCGGATTGTCTCTCCATTAATTGCTCTTTGAAGAGTTCGGTAAGAGATTTCTAACTCCTCCATCAATTTGAGTTTAGTTTTTGATTTCAGTTCTTTGTTTAAAAGTTCTTTTAATTCCATATATTTTCTCCTGAGGATGGTTATTTCCCATCCTCTTTTAATTGATCTGTTAGACAAGCACTACAAGGAGTCACTTCATAACCAAGAAACATAGCTAGGACTTGGTTAGTTACACGTGATTGCTCTATGAAGGCTGTTTTAACTTCTTCATTGCTTAAGTCAACTTGCCAAGCTTCAAATGCTGTGATAGTAGCAATAAGCACATGCTTCAGTAAGCACCATAAATCAGGGTTTCCATCTGCTGTAGCTTGTGCTTTCAACAATTTCATAGCATCTCGTCTTTGCTTAGTCACTGTGTCCAATAACAGTATAGTATCTGCAATTTTAACATCAGTATCTACAACTGAGATTTTCTCTTCTTCAGTTTGTACATCAGGATTGTCTTTGAAATACCAAAACTTATTTTGATCCTCATACTTACGAATTAAAATCTCTAAATGATACTCACTAGCACCTAAGTGCATAATGTTAGTGATGATATCTTCTGTGATACCTACTGAACTATTTTTATTTACCATATCAACCTCAAAATGTGTTTCCTGCTACAAGCATGTAGCGAATAAAGTACGTGTTTTTTGTTTTTCTGTGCATCTCATGCCAAAAATCAAATGCCTTAGTATAGCTATCAAATGAGTGAGTCTTAACAAGTTGTCCATTGAAATACTCATTAACTTTATAGCTATTCACAGTATCCATTATTAATCACCTCCATAATCTCTTCCTGAACCTTCTTTGGTACAGGTTTATCAGTAGGGAAGTATGGATAGAAAACTGTATGAATCTCCTTCTTATGAGGATCATCAAAATATATGTGTCTAAAGCAATACTTGTGAGACATATAATCCACAACTGTGTGACTAGGACCACTTAGCCTACGATACATATAATCAATCTCTTCAGGGAGTGAGTGCTTCAGTGTGAATATACTATCAAATGATTGTAATTCAGGAATACACTCTCTATAATGAGACTTCATATAACGAATACCCTCATAGAAGCTATTCAGCACATAGACGTTACCCTTCACACAGATTGTGAATAAATCTTCCCAATCAGACTGTAGTTTAACATAGTCTAAAGGGTTAAGCATAAATGCTGTTCTGTTTAATTGCCTTAATTTTTTATAATCCTCTAACTTATAAGCAGGTTTATCATAAAATTTCATCTATCCTCCCCATGCTTGATGAACATCAACATCTGCAATAATTGGGATTGGGATATCTATACCATCAATTATTGAAGGATGCTCCATCATCTCCTTAACTATTGGAACTACTTCCTCTACATAGTCATCTCTAATCTCAAATAAGATAGCATCATGAACAGAACCTAGTACCTTACAGCGTTCATGGTCAATTATATCACTAAATACAATGTCTGACAATGCACTAATACACATGTCTGAAGCAAAGCCTTGAACACCTGAGTTTACAGACTGTCTTTCAGCCTGTCCTCTATCTGACCAGTTACTAGAATTGATATCAGGAAGGAACCGTTTACGACCTATAGGAGACCATGTGTGTCCATTCTTTCTTGCATATTCTTTGCACTCCTCATGCCAAGGAAGTAGTCTAGGATATGCTTCAAAGAAGTTGTTACGAAAGCCTTCAGACTGTTCTTCTGTGATATTAAGACCATAGCCTTTAGCATAATCTACGAATGTTTTTGCACTCATTCCGTATAAAAAACCAAAGTTCATTGATTTAGCTTCAGTACGCTTCCTCTTTTGCTCTTGCTTACTAAGGTTTGAAGTGTCACCAAACAACAACTCAGTAGTCTTACTATGCAAGTCACTTCCTGAGTTATAAGCATGTTGCATATTTGCATCTCCTGAAAACATAGATGCCACACGGAGTTCAACCTGACTGAAGTCACATTCAAGTATCTTCCATCCAGGTCTAGCTTCAATAAGATTTCTTACATTTTTATCCTGGGGGATCTGTTGCAAATTTGGGTTACTACACGTAGTTCTACCAGTACGTGCTGTAATGTTGAAGCTAGGGTATATCCTACCATCAACCTGAATTTTTTCCCAAGACTTAATAAAAGTCCCTAACTTAGTCAACCGTCTATATTCCAATAAGTCATCCACTACAGGATTACCTATATAGTTTGCTAAGACATCACTGCTCACTGAAGGAACACCTTTAGCAGTCTTCTCTAAGACCTTAAGACCTACACCATAACCAATAATCACAGGTTTAAAGTTGTGTTTTAGCTTAACCTTAATATCATATAGATAGCTATTATCAGCAAGGTATTCATCCTTAAACTTTGTAGCCTCTTTACGTGTGTCAAACTCACCTCTGACAAAAGACTCACCTGTGAAAGTATACTCTATGACCTCATAAGTATTAGGTAACTTCTCACCCTTCTCCTTATACACAGGTTTACCCTTCTTACCATAAAGGACTGATGCTACCTGTACTGTAGAGTTCCAGTTGATATCTGCCACAGTGATAAGTCGTTCATAGTAGGGCATATACTCTTCTATGAGCTTCTTAGCAATCTCACCACGTCTAGGGCTTATTGGTACTCCATTCTTTTCAACCTCATAATAAGCTCTATATGCTCTCATCTCATGCTTATAGACCTTCACAAGATCATACAGGTTAAGTTTCTTCCTAAAGATCTTCATTAACTTAACAGGATAAAGAACATCATCAAGACCATAAGAGATGAACTCTTCTGTGATCTTGCCCTTCTTAGCTTCAGTCTCAATATCATAGTCAACATTAAAGTACTTCTTAACTAAAGGCTTAAGACCAAGCTCTTCCTCTCCACAAACGTGTGCAAGTACTAATGTATCAACCCAAAGATTAAGCTCAATCCCTGTCTTAACATAAAGAAATAGTAAGTCAAACTTTCCATTGTGTGTTACTAACTTAGCCTGCTTTAAGAAGGTAAGCAGTTTTAGTAAAAATTCCATGCTAGTATTCTGCCAGTCAAAGAATTTACGCTTATATTTTCCAGTAGTTAAATCTGTGTAGCCTATCTGTAAGGAAGTAATCTCATCCCTAAACCTGTCAAGTCCAGTGGTTTCAATATCTAGACACACAGGCTTACTTAAATCAATACTCTCGACTGTGTTCATGTTGTCTAAACAAAATTCTCTAGCCCACTTAGGTATAGGTTTTCTAACACTCCTCGTCATCTCCAATATACCTCCACTCACTACCTACTCTGATATAATAATCAGGATCATGTTTAGTCTCATAGTCACCATACCACTCTCTAGGAGGTGTTGATAACCAGTCATCATAATCTTGTTTAAACATGTTTATCCTTCTTTTCTAGCTCTTCTAGCAAGTCTTTTTCCCTTGCCAAAGCCATGTTATAGAGGTCTAGTGATTGTGCCATCATTCGATTTTGTGACTTAATGACTGACTTAGCTTTCTTCAGTTCCCTATTAGACACAAAGGCTATATGGATAGCCCACACAAAGCCAATAAGCCATACTCCAATGAATGTATATAAAATAAAATTTTGTAAATTTAGCATATCAATCTCCAAAAATATAGATTAATCCCATTAAGTACATTAAAAATTCCAAACCATACCATACTATTGAGAATATCAGTGGAAGAATACCACTAGGTAAGCTAAGTAATATTACATAGGTAATTAAAACTACCCCTGAATAGATGAAACTTAGCACTAATGACATGAAAATAGCATCTCTATGTATACTAATAAATTTTAGCATTCCCTTTTGCTCATCCATCCTTTAACTTTCCCATCACTTATCCTCTAATAATTCTGGATTTTTATAAACATTTCCTTGTAAGTACACACTACAATCTTCAATACAGTCAAATAGGCTATTCCAGACTTCTTCTTCTGTGTGTATATCTAACAATTTAAACATGCCTTCAGCAAAGACAATTTTAGCTACACCTACATCTTCAAATCCATCAAAATAAGTCCAAAGTATAATATCTCCCTCAAACAACTCATTGCCTAAATCATCAAATAGACCTGTTGATTGCATGAGAATGATATTTCCATCTCTTGGTCGTAATTCGATTTCTTGGTTTCGATTTCTGTAAATCTCAGCCATACCCTTCATGGTTTTTGTTTCTTTGTCCCACGCTTTAAATTTTAGAATCATCTTTGTGCTCCTCGTACCAATTAGCAATAAATTGTTTTACAACTACAGGCTTTTGTGTTTTTTCTTTATTGTCCATCTTAAATTACCTAAAATTTTAAAGTCAAGGGGAGTTTCACCCCTTGGATATTAGTTTCCTTTTTTCTTAAATGATACTGTGAGGCTCAACACTGTCAAACCTAGCACAGATAAGGCTACACCAGCTTGTGATCCTGTTTGTGGAAGCATAGGTGCTTTATAAGTTTCTACAGTTGTTTCATGTGAAACTTCACCTTTGTTTTCTACTTTAACCTCTTCCTTCTTAGGACTTTCTGAAGGTACTTTTGGCTTATCCTCAGTAGTCACAGGAGGGTTCTTAGGCTCTTCATGGGGTTTAACTGGTTCTGCTGGAATTGGATACTCAGGTTTATCCAAAATAGGAGCAGGAATATTAGGAATATCCTCAATAGGCAATTCAGGCTTATCAAGCACAGGTGCATCATTAGGGACAGTTCCAATAGGCTCTGTGTACTCAGGTTTCACACGTTCTTCAGGAATACCTGGAATACCTCCTTGAAACTCTGGAATTTCAACTTTTGGAGCTTCACGAGGAATTTCAAAGGTTGGTTTATTTTCACCTGAAGCATCACCTTTACCACCCACAAGCTGTACATAACTATATGAGGTAGCTCCATCTGTTTCTGCTTTCAACTCAATCTTGTTAGTTGGATTAACACTATCCTTCACAGCATTAACAAGCTTAGTCTTATAGTTGATGTATAGCATGTGATCCAAGCGATCCATCTTGATCTCAAATCCATGATCTGACTTACTAATAGATTTTACTAGATCCATAGCACTCCCCTTATCAATCCAAGGGTCAAGACTTTCAATGTTTTTAATTTCAAAGTAGTTATCAACTAGCTTTTGATTCTCACTCATCTCATCAATGATAGTCACGTAGTTCAACACACGTTTAGCATAGTTGATACGAGCTGTCCAATTAATCACAGTAGGGTCATCTTTATCCTGTGAACCCCACTTAGCGATCAACTCATCCTTACCAATTACCTGTTCTTTACCAATTTGAGCAGTAACAACTGTACCATTAAAGTTGACTTTTACAGGTTTCCCTGACTCTACCTTGTCAGTCCACTTGGCATCAAGTTTTAGGCTCATTTGTTTGTTAAGTGGATGAGTTGAAAAGTAGTTATTGAACACAGTAGTCACTGTACGGTCTTCAGGATTAGTAGAAGCTTTACCCACCACAGCTTCTTCAGGATTTTTCACATCAAATTCATACTTAGTCTGAAAATTAAGCTCTTCAGGGAAAGTCATAGTTACCTTATCACCTGCATTAATAGGCATATCATCAGCAAACTTGATGTTTTTATATTCAACTGTAAATTCCTGATACTTACCTGTTCCTTTAGATTGGTCAATTACAACTTCAGGATTTTTAACAGTGATCTCTGTGCCCTCTTTAGTGATCTCTGTGGGCTGTTTAGCTTCAGTGGTAGTATTACCCTCTGGTTGAGTTACAAGAGCTGTAGGAGCTTCCTGTGAGCTTACAGGGCTATCCTGAGAGTCAGCCTTAGCATTGTTAGCAAGTGCAAGTGTAGCAAGTGTAGCTACTGTTAAGATTGTTACTTTGTTAGTTTTCATTTTATTTTACCTTTCTTTCTACAGTAACGATTGTATCGTTGTGATGTCCTCCATGTGGTACAAGTAAGATTCTTTCAATCTCAAAGCCTAGCTTTTTACCAATACCACCACTGTTCCAGCCAAAAGAGATAACCTTACCTCCTACTTTGACTATACGAGCAATTTCTTTCTTTTGATTAGCCCAAAATGATGATTGTGTAGTTTTACTATCCACAGGAAGACCAACTCCTTTGTAACACTCAGATACCTGTCTGTTTGAGTATGGAGGGTCATACAAAACACCATTTAGGGAATTATCAGGGAACATCTTTAAAAATTCAAGTGCATCCATGTGATAATCTGTATCAAATTCCTCACTAAGGTCATTAGTTATCTCAGCAACTCTTGACTCATTAGCAAAAGGGTCAATCCAGTTATCTTCTTCTCCCTTTTCTTCTTCTATTAATTTCTTAATAGGAGGAATTGAAAATGTATGTTTAGAAGGCATGGACCAAACACGCTCAATCTTCATCTTCACTATTCCCTTTTCTAAGTTTAACAAATTTCTTAGGACCTTCAGCATAAGCTGTTTCATCCATACGTTTGTAGGCTTTACATCCCATATTATCATCAACCACAAGGTCATATACATCCCCTGACTTGTGATTTCTAAAGAATGTAGTCATCCTACTTGAGTTATTAGAGGTTCGCTGTAAGAGTATCATAGACTCATACCAACCTTCAATGAAAGCTGAACCATACATATCTGAGGTTTGGATTTTAGCACCTCTCTCTAACTTCCTTGAGTGGTGTACTACCATCACAGAACACTCAGTATCATTTCTCAGATCAGTTAGCATTTCTAACCTCTGAACAATATCTTGGTGACGGTTGATATCTCCTGAACCAAATAATAGATACATAGGGTCAATGATTAAGAGTTTAATTCCTAAAGCCCTAATATCATCCTTTAGCTTGTAAATCTGATCCATTGTGATATTATCGTCCACAAAGTAGATAGGCAAGTCAGTCTCCCCTGTGATTGAGTAGATCTTATGCTGTTCCATTGAGAGATTATTCTCTCCCTGAAGGATCAACACAGCGCCTTGCTTGACCTCTCTACCATCAAAAGGTCTACCTGTAGCAACTGCACAGGCTAGATTGAGAGTAAAAGTAGACTTAAAGCTCTTTGAAGGAGCTCCAATAACACCTACTGAACTATTCTCCCAAAAGTCTTCCACTAACCAAAAATCCGTAGGATCAAAAGGTTCAATCTCATCAACCTTCTTGATTGACACAGTGCGTTTGACTTTCTTCTTACCTTTGTCCTTCAATTTGGTCAATTCTGTACTACCATGTTGAACCTTTGAAGTAAGAATAGGTTTCTCATCAAGTATCTTTTCCTCTTCCTTCTCTTGGGCTTCCATTTTTGCAAATACTCTGTGAACCTCTTTGTCCACATTTGATTCATTAAACTTAGCCATAGATCTAGGAGCATTTAAAAGGACAAACTTGACTTCTTCTTTACTCGCACCTTCAATAATCATCTTACGTTCAACATTCCAAGCCCACTCAGATCTATCAGTACCTAAAATCTGACGAAACTCAGGACCAATACTATATTCTTGAATTAGGTCTTCAAGGTCATAATACTTATCCTCAATAGGCTCATTCTCAACTTCTGTGCTAGTACGAATATCTACATCTTTGAGATGCTTAATAATGTCACGCTTACGGTATACTGTACCTTCACCTTGCATACTAGATACATTAAATGTACTAGCATACTTGTGATTACGTGTTCCTGGGATTCTGAAATAATGCACTATGTCATTTCCACAAGGATCAAAACCATACTTAGCCACAAGCTTACGATTTATAATTTCTTGTTCCTGAGGTGTAACAGGATTATCTAGGATCCAAACTCCTTGAAACTTCCCTGGGCTTGTTTCCCAACAATATGAAGGAGGAAGATCCTTAGGGATAGGAGCTCCATCAATGTCTTGTGCAATGATATAGCTATCCTGTGCATTAGGCTTGATTCGCTTACCATCTTTTACAGGTGTGAAGCAGATATACAAGTCAAACTTATCTCTTAGAGCCTTAACCTGTGACCCTAGCAATTTCAAAGGAAACTTGGCTTCTTCAAAATCTCGATTAAACCTTGCTTCCTCATGTTTTCGATTATAGAATTTCTTGTTAATTCCTACGTGAACTACTCCATCTTCAGGAAAGTTACGTTTTAACAATGTCATAAATTTAGAGGACACTTGACCAACTCCACCCCTCTCTTATCAATTCTCGTTCATAAGCTCTATCATTAGGGCTTTGATAGATACCGAATAGCTCATTATAAATATCTCTGACAAACTCCCAACCCTTAACCTTAAACTTCCATAATGAGTCCATCACACGTTTTATATAACGTTTAAGGCTTTTGTTAAAAGACTTTGAAACCCTTCTTTGATAGCTATTAGGGTTTTTAAAATTGTACATTAAGTGCTCAAAAACTTGTTCAGAATTTTCAGCTTCCTTATCATTCAAAATCAAGTCATTCACAAGGACTGTGCGACCTCTTGTATTAGCTTTAATGATTGTGATTAATCCTAAAGTATGTAGGGTGTTGAGATGTTTAGCAAAGGCTTTCTTACAAGCAATACCAAGGTGAGGCATAATTTCCTTGTTATTGAAGGTGTACTCATTAGCTCCATGATTAGCAACCACAAGTGAGTAAAAGAATGATAATACCATTAAAGTATAACTATCTAGTCTATACTGCTCAATCCATTCAGTTTGCACTGTGATAAATGGTTTTTCAGGAGTTGATTGACTCATTAATTCATTGTAAAGTGTAGCCTTAACAGTCCAATCACGTTTAGCCCAATAACCATCTTCATTCCAACCATATTTAGCTTTATTACGATTAAGTAGTCCCATATTCTCAAGGATAACTCCGTATTCATGCACAGAATAATTAGATAGACCTAAATGCTTCTCAAACCAATCATTGCTTACTGAGATATCAGCCACAGGCTTACCCTCAGCCATACTAGCCATGCAAGAATAGAATAACACAAGACCTGGACGATCCATATATTGGTTCAATTCTGTAGGGATTTTAATATACATGTAATTCCTCATTTCTACGATTTATGGTATAACTAGGTTATCACTTTATCTCTCAAATGTCAAGAGGTTTTTGAAAAATTCTCAAATTATTTATTAGAGGCAAGCACTATCCTATATAAGATAACTACTTAATACTATAGTCTTATAGATTATAAGTAAGTATCTTATATTACATAGTTGATACCTCTAAT